ATGGAAGACTGGGGCACGTTCCCTTTTGAGCCAGGTGGTATTTTCAAAATCAACACACACTACAATCACGCAGTGTGGAATCGCAGCAACACGCCTCGCATACACATGATTGTAGACGGCGGCATGGGAGATTACTTCAAGGATCGCTGTGTAGAAAGCTACAAAAGACGTGCCGGTTGGATCGATTAATTGCTGGTATGCATGGAATGCAATATGCACAAACACACAGGGTGTGGTAAAGCCTTGCTGTGTGTATGAAAATCAACAAGACGAAAAATTCACAGGCGACTGGAAGCAGGCAGCAAACACAAACGAAATGCAGGAAATACGCAGCCAGCTGATACGAGGACGTTGGCCGCGTGGATGTACAGAATGTGCAGACAACGAGTACATGAATACGCCCAGTATGCGTACTCGTGCACAATTCAATCTCAATTACAATCACTATCATCGAACACAAGTAGATCGCACAGTGTATGCTGATTTCAAATTTGGAAATGCATGCAATCTCATGTGTACAACCTGTGGCGGGCACAGCAGTCACGGAATACTTTGGGAGTGGGCCAACAGCAATCCTGATGATTGGAATGAACAAACCAACAGAGAAAATTTTGCAGTGATGCGCTGGGATACCAAATGGTTCAAGCAGATTGATGTTGCAGCCAATCCTGACTTGCTCACAGTAAAATTCACGGGCGGTGAACCTTTTGTAAATCCACACGTAAGACAATATCTACTGCAACTGATCAGTGAAGGTCGCACAGATCTTGAACTGGAGTTTGTAACCAATGGATATGATATAAACGACAACTGGCACACCATACTGGAACAGTTTCGCAAAGTAACATTGAACATCAGTGTAGACGGTGTAGAATCCATTTACAATGTTACAAGATACCCTGCAACATGGAATAACTTTATAAATAAATTCTGGGCACTGGCTACACTCAGTTATCAAACAAACATTGTAACAACTGTGAGCAGTCTAAACGTGTTGAACTTGGTTGATATTCACGAATACTTTGAGGGTTACTCGGTGGATTTCAATAACATGGTAGAACGACCACAGTGGTATGATCCTCGCCACTTGCCAGATCAGGTTATACGCAAAAGTGTTGCAAGAATTGAAGCAAGCGGGCACCGCGAATTGCGCCCGGTTGTTAGAAAATTGTTGACTAGCAAGCATGATCCTGTTATAATAGAAGCAATGAAAAAGGATCTCCAAGCTAAGGCAAAGTATAGGGGGTTGTCACTAACGACACACGATCTTGAAGTATTGGAGTACATATGAACATAACACCTGCAGAACAAGCACAAAAACAAGCCGAAGAAGCAATGGATGGTTTCATCTTTTGGAGTAAACGTGTTACACTGTGGGGTGCTTTCTTTTTATGTATTGTTGTATTTGCTTGTAACAATGGTGTTGAAACAGGACCAAATGCAACAGGCAGTGGCTATAATGGCGAGCAATACGCTCCGAGTAATTTGAGTGTAAAAGAATGAAATGGCTAATTTTTATCGTAATGGCAACAGCAGATCCATTTGCAATTAAAACACTGAAGTTTGACAACAGAAATGAATGTGTAGACTATGTGAATGAACCCAGCAATGCCAGCACACTTGCTATAGAAATTATTGCCATAGCAGGATTCAATGACGAGTTACTCAGTATTCAATGTTTACCAGAAAGCGAAATAAAAGAACGTGTCGATGAAGAAGAATCTGCCTAGCGATACATTTTGTGTATTGCCATGGATGCATGTGGCAACAAATGCAAGCGGCACACTGAGAGTGTGCTGTAATAGTACACCTGGCAAAAACGGATTGGAACACCCAGCTGGTGGCAAGTACAAACTACACAAACACGATTTGCGTGAAGCATGGAATTCACCTACACTAACCAAAATTAGACAACAGTTTTTAGATGGTGAACGTCCAGAAATGTGTGCTCGTTGTTTTCGTGAAGAAGACTCTGGTGTAAAAAGCGCAAGAGAAAGTTGGAACGAAGGTTGGTATGACGATTCTGTGGACTACAACACAGTGAATCCTCCTGTACGTGCACAGTATGTGGACCTGCGTTTGGGCAACTTGTGCAATCTCAAATGCAGAATGTGCAATCCTTATGCCAGCAATCAATGGGTAAAAGAATGGAACAGCATAGGCACTGAACGCTACAATGAAGCGCCATTGGATGATGCCGAGTTGGAAAGACTAGACGGCTGGAGCAAAGAGTGGCCAAACAAAAAGTATGTTTGGGAAAACTTTATGAATGTTGCAGACACCATTGAAGAAATATATCTCACAGGTGGTGAACCAACACTGGCACTGTCACAGTTTAGACTGTTTGACTTTCTAATAGAACGTGGACTAAACGAAAACATCACACTCAAGTACAACACAAATCTTACAAATATTCCACAGCGTATGGTAGACTATTGGGATCGTTTTCACAAAGTAAAATTGAATTGCAGCATTGATGCTGTAGGTGATTTGAATAGATATATACGCTATCCGACAAATTGGAAACTGGTGGAAAAGAATCTAGCACGATTTTTGGAGATGGAAAAAACCAGTGGTGTACGTGTGGGCATACATACCACTGTACAAATCTACAACATACTGCATCTAGATAGTTGGTTTGATTGGATACAGCGCAGAGGCAAGTCGGTGTACTTGAATATTCTAAATCATCCTGAATATTTGAACATACGTGTGTTGCCCACTGAATTGAAACAGCTGGCCACTGAACGATTGGAATCCTACATACCTAGTGTTGAAAAACTAGACAGTGTGCTTGATTACATGTGGGCAGAAGATTGGTCAGACAGATGGCAAGATTTTGAACGCTATACACACACAATCGATTCCAGCAGAAATGAAAATATACTTGACGTAGTACCGGAATTTGACAAATGGATCAACAAGACACCTGGTGCATAGAACCATATAGGCAGATACATTGGGACAGCAACGGATACAAAGGTCCTTGCTGTCTTTTTATACGCAGCACCGGCGACTATGACCCTGTGGAAACCAAGCGTCTAATGAATGCCGGAAGACCAGTGCGTGGATGCAAACAATGCTATGCACAGGAACAGCGTGGCAGCAACAGCATGCGTTTGCAGAGCAACGAAGAACACAGTGCAGCCGAAGACATTGAAGAACTGTTTATTACATTGGGCACTGCATGCAACATGGCATGTGTGTTTTGTAATCCCAGTCGCAGCAGCGGTGTTGCACAAGATATGCGTCGAGGCAGTGACAATCTGTACATAAACAATTTCTTTCAACAACAGTTGAGTTACGAACCACGAAATCAAAGCTGGTACAAGAGCAATGAATTTTGGAATGAACTACAACTGTTGGTCAAGCAGCACCCAATCAAAAAAATACATTTCTCCGGTGGCGAACCGTTTTTGAACAATAGGCTGTACAGTTTTCTCAATAGATTGCACAAAGATTTACAGATTGTGATTACAACAAACGGCAGCTGGAACGAAAACATACTGCATGTACTCAGTGAATTTAGACAACCGCATTTGGATATCAGTATAGACGGTGTAGGAGATTATTATGCTATTCAACGATATCCTTATACATGGGATTGGTTTCAAGGGCAGTTTGAAATGCTAAAAGAATACGGAGCCAACTATGAAATAGATTGGACAATGAGCTTGGTGCCAAATGCACTAAACATTATGAACATTGTACAGTGGTGTGAATTTGCAGGTCCTCGCAGCAATGTAAACTTTCTAAATGATATGCCGCACATGGGTGTATGGAATTTACCAGACAGTGCAAAAAGTCGTGCACGTGAATTGATGGATCATCCAACAGTGTTGGACTGCTTTGATCAAGCAGATTGGGAAGGTATTGTAAACGAATTTGACGAACCACAAAAATTTCCAGAAAAATTACATCAATTGGTAGAACACTGGAATATCACTAGAAATCAAGATATATGGAACACAGTAGGATGGCATCCCAATGAAGAAAATACTAATAACAGGTAATCCTGAATCAGGATTAGCACGTAGTCTAGCAGGAGTATTTCCGCTTGCTGATTTTGTAAGCAGAGCAACAGGAGATAATCTCAGCGATCCTGATGTAAGAGAACGCATTGCACAACGTGCACTGGACTATGATGTGTTTATAAATAACAGTGCACTATGGCGCTTTGAACAAACACTGATACTAGAGTCAGTATGGAAGGCTGCCGAAACGGCTGGAAAAACGCTACATATTGTGTGCGTAGGCAGTACTACTGATAGAGCAGCCAAGGGCAGCAGTTGGATATATCAACAAGAGAAAAAAGCATTGCGCAGCTATTGTAATCAATTGGCATTGCAAAGTGTTTGGAAAGAACGAGCAGTTCCTAGAGTAAGTCTTGTCAGTTTAGGAACACTGCACAACAATCAAGAAAAGCATCCTAACAGACGTGTTATGCACACAGACGATGCAGCAAGTTATATAAAATGGATAGTAGAGGCACCAACCAATGTCAATATCAATGAACTCAGTGTTGACCCAATTCAACGAAAGTGACAGCAGCTTTTGGGATTGGCAACGATATTATATAGATAAAGAACACACAATTGTGAGTTACATGCCCGGCACCGGCGGCGAATGGATGTGTGGATTTTTGGCAAGTCATGCAGCATTGTCACATCAAAACACAGATATGAATCCTCAGCGTGTGAGCAGTCACAACCGCTGGAGAATCAAAGGCAGCAACATCAGCCATATGAGCAACAAATACAGAGACGAGTATTGGAACGAAGAAGAAATTTGGGATGGTAGCGAAGCATGGTTCAAGACCGCAGTTGGTCGTGCAATTGAATGGGGCACAGAACAAAACTTTAGACGCAACTTGGTTCTAAATCAAACCAATCAAACCATTACTCGCAGTCACGAAGCATGGCAAGAAATTGCAGTATGGCCGCAGCAGTATCGTAGATTCAGAGTAATTACACTGATCAATGATCCAGAAGCAGGCACATGGGATCAGTTGTGCAGCAACATTGCAAAGAAAATTTGGCTACATGAATACGAAAACGACGAAGACATGTGGGATGAGTTTGAAAACAAGTGGAGCAAGGCTGTAAAGCAACACCCTGAGGTACTGGGTAGAGAACGTGAAATACGTGAATTTATGGAATACTTGGGTGCACCTTACACATGGGTAAAAATACAATATGCTATAAAAATGGCCATCAATGAGTTGGATCATGATAGAACAATGGACAGCCTACGAGGACATTGGGACGATGGTGTTGGAGAACAAAAGCTCAACGACTATAGACTGCCATTGCCTGTAGAAGAATACAAGTTGGATTTGCTGGCACTGCTGCAAACACAAGACTACGATGGTAAGTACTTAGAAATGTGCGAGTTTATGGGTATTGATAGACACAGTAAACATGACTTTGAAACCCTATGCGACTTTTATTTTGGCGATGACGCAAAAAATATTATTACCAGTGAACATTTGAAAGAAAGATTGGAGGCGGTGTCAGACCATGCAAGATCATACAAGAGACAGACCACTAGAGCATTACTTTGAAAACAAACACGCAGGCACAAAAGATTGGCTGATCAGTGTACCTATCGAGGATGCAGTACCACTGGATGGTGGTAAAGAAATGCACATACGATTGCGCAGTATTATGCGAAACAGTCGAGATTACACAGACTGGTTACAGATTGATGCAACAACTGCTGAACGTATCAGCGGCGGTACTGACGAATTCTTTTTACACAAAGCTGCTATACTGGCAGACAGTATAAACAAAGACGGATTGTTTGCACCAGTTCATGTACACTGGCATTACAAACAAGGACAAATGCGGCATCCCAGCAACGACAAAATTGCAGTTATTTGTGCAGGATTGGTACACAGTATCAGCAAGGTAAGAGTACTGTGGAGAGAAGTCAGTTGGCACAATGATCTATTTCCAGATCACGATTTCAGTGGCAGCAACAATTGGCTGATGCGTTATGAAAAGAAATTGATTGACGACGATGCAAAGTACAAAGCCATGTACAGAAGCGGATTGGACGGCAGCAATTTAATATTTGAGTGTGCAAATTATCGATATATTTGGGAAAACTATCCAAACAATGTTTGGGGAAAGCTGAAACCATTTTATGAAAACTATGCAGGTGCACATGATTTTATTGCTGAAAAAGCCAAGATACTGGATACCACTTATGTAGTAGGAGTAGTAGACAGCTATCATAGAAAACAAATGTCAATCGAACACCCTACAAGAAAACTGGGCGATATTTTCAGTGTTGGCAAACACGGCATTGAAATGCACACAGAAACAGTGAACAAAAGTTGGACATGGGAAGAACTGAAGATTGGCTAGGACTGGGTCCTAAGCGACTGGTATATTTGGAATTTGCACCAGGTGCCGGTGGAGACATGTTCAGCATGTTGGCTGGTAGTACCAGCAAAGGCACATTTGGTTTTGGCAAAAGCAGTGTAAACAAACGACAACAACGGCTGGTAGCCAGTGGATTGAACCTGCCAGACAAGCGTATGATTTCTGGTATACAGTTTGCCGCTGAACACTTTACACGTATTCCTGTTATGCAGAACTATATACAGACTATGCTGATCAGTGCTGTGGGTTTGAGCATGTATGCCAATAGAGATCATCTTCAAACAAAAACGAAGTTCTGGGACGCATTGGCAAATTCACACACCATATGGGCAGCAGGACACCCCGGCGGAAACATGCTGGAGCATCACAATCGCAGTTGGGTATCAGCATGGCGACAGGGTGTTGAGTCAATTGGTTGGAGTTATTTGCCTGTGCATGTGGTGTGCAACAGCTATGACAGTTTTCTATGGACCTGTTGTATTGCGCACAGTGCAAGGTTAGCGGATCAAACACATGAAACAGTTGAACCATTTATTGCCAAACAAGCACACTGGATAGACACTGCCAGAAGAACTGTAGAAGCAGATACACTGCAAATTGATTTTGTACAGCTGGTATTGGACAATAAACCAGACGAACTGCTGGCATGGATAAAACAAAATATAAATCAAGACATCAATGAATCAGTGTATTATGAAATATTTGAAAACTACAGAGACATGCGCTATCAACATTTTTTGGACTGGAAAGAAAAGTTTGCAGACCGTCTTGACTTTTGGAAAGAAAACTATTATAATAAAATTTCAAACCCGAAAGGATAATTACACATGGGCGACTTGAAATGGAGCGAGTATGACTTTACTAAAACGCCGTATGAAGATATTGTACGTGTGGGTCAGCGCACTATGCTTTATCGCGATATGTTTACAGTTAGTTGGCTACTTGGTAGATTCTGCAACTACAGATGCAGTTACTGCTGGCCCTATGCAAGAAGCGACCGTAAAGACCATCGTCCTACCGAGCTCTGCTTGCATACAGTGGATGATATCAAACGTCAAGCCCGAGAGCGAGGTTTCAATTCTTTTCACTTCTCCTTGTCAGGAGGAGAACCTACATTCCATCCTGGATACTTGGACATCTTGGCTCACTTGGCAGCAGATGTAAACAACACAAACTATACCAGTGTGCACATGACCAGCAACATGAGTCGACCAATGAAATGGTTTGAAACCTATGTTGATCACAGTGCAAAGTTTCATAGAGCAAGTATCACAGCAAGTTTGCACACAGAACACCTAAATACACAAGAGAAGATGCAAGGGTTTGCAGACAAACTGATCTTCTGTCAGGAGCATGATGTACAAGTTACAATCAATATGGTCATGGTTCCGGAATGGTTTGACAGAGACTGGGAAAACGCACTGTTCTTCCATGAACAGGGAATTAATGTTACTCTCAAGCCCCAAAGCGATCCAACGGCCTCCCGTGTTGTGGATGGGTATACTGACGAAATGCTGGCACGTATGCGCAACGGAATGCCGCAACGAGGATTCACAGAAATCAAAAACAAATACGTGACTAGACCCAAGCCTACATTCCACAAAGTACCGGATCCTATTTACAGCAACTTTGATGCAGACGATGTGCCGCAGCACTTTCAAGTTGAATTCAAAGACAGCAAGCACAAAGAATATTACATGGATCAAGCAGAACGCTTCAATGCATTCAACTTCAATCAATTTGAAGGCTGGGAGTGCAGCAGCGGAATGCGCAGCATCATTATACGTGAACCAGACGGCAGTGTCAAGCGCAGTTACAGTTGTAATGATGAACCGTTGGGCAATATCGAAACAGGGTTTGAACTGTTCAAAAAGCCCACAGTGTGCACAACCAAAAGCTGTGTAAGCAGCGCAGACAGCAAAATACCAAAGCGCCGTGCAGGCACAAAACTTCCGCTATTTCCCGGAGATGAATCATACAAATGAGAAGATTTATTAGGAGTGCCCAGCGCAAGGAAATCAGCGGCACAGTTTATTATCACGAAAAAGAATGGGACATTGAAGAACAGTTTGCATGGTGGCCCGTATTACTGACCAATGGAAGCTGGTGTGTTTGGAAAAAATATTACATTGTAACAATTGATAGAAATGTAGATGCTAGACACAGATGGATAGATGTGCAAAAACTTTCGTATGATGAATATTTTTGGAAAGTGATGAGCGGTGAAATTCCTCAATCTAAATGACGATTTTGACCTATTGCTGGCAGACAGTGTAGAACTGTGGCACTGGGGCAAAGCCAACATGGATTGGCACGAAGTGTTTGAATCCTGTCGTGAAGGTGTGTTTCCACAAGACATCAGAGGACGTTTTGCATTTTACTATCGTGATCAACACAATGTGTTCATGTGTGTAAATCATGTAGCAGAAAAACCACTGTACTACACAGAGGATCGTTGTTTTGCATATCTCAACCGCTGGGTGTTGGATACAGAATTAGAAAAAAATGATGCTGTACATGAAGCACAACTGGGACTGTTGGGATTCTGTTACACCATTGGCGAGCACACTCCGTACGAACAAATACGCAGAGTAAAACCCGAACACTACTATCACAATGGTGTGCAATATCGTTACAGTGATGTGAGCAGACCACGTGGCTATATTTGGGACGACGAGCTGTATAGACATTTGTTGAACAGCAGTCTTGAGCGTGAACTTGCAACACAGATGCAGGCCAGCATGCTGTTCAGCAGTGGCAGAGACAGTGCAGTGATTGCCAGTGCACTTGCCCAAACACGATTGAATAGAAAAGTAGATTTCTACACAATATATCATGAATCAGGCACACACAATGAAGTAGACGATGCTATGTCAAATGCATATCAGCTGGACATTGCACCAGTTGAACTACGTGCAAATATAACCAGACCGTTGGATGCAGGATATGAATTCAACGACAGTGCATGGCATGTGAAGTATCAAACACTCAGCAGATACAACATCGACGGCTTGATCATCACTGGAGAAGTAGGAAACTGCATGAGCTATGGTGAAACTGGCAAACGTCTAAACTATTTCACCAACTGCTATGGAAAGATCAAACCAGAAGAAATTGCCAGCATGATCTGTTCTCATGTGGAAAACTTCAAACAAACCTGTACAAACACCAGCACATTTTCAGATCAGTTTCTACGTGACTCAGTGCATGCACCTATAGCTTGGCAAATGATTGTGGACGATGTAGCTGATGATTTGAACAGATGGGGATTTCATTACAGCAAAGATCTTGATTACAAACGCAACTGTATCATCAATGCAGGCAGTTTGCATCACAAGGTATTTAGACTGAGAGGATATTCACAGGACACTGGTAGACAGTATTTTCATCCGTTGGCAGACTACTATGTAATGGAATACACATTGGGACTCAACTGGTTTGAACGTGAACAGCATGACACTGCCAAATGGTATTATCAACGTGCATATCAACAGAGCGGACCTTTTGCTATTGCTGCATGGAACAACAATGTCAGAGGATTGGGTATAAAATGTCAATAAGATGGACTGTGCCCAGTAAGAATTTTGTACTGCTGGGATCGCACACACAAGCACAAACGTTTTTGGAAACAGTGTATCCGTATTATCCGGACTGTCTTGTACTCACTGCGGATAAAACCTATCCAGTGTTGGAAGATGCATACAACGATGCTTGGCAACTGTGGCTCAATGATAGAAAGTTGCGCATTGCAGTGTTTGGTAAAAACCATTTTGATACTTGTCCTGCACCAGCCACAGATCATATCTGTGTTATGGACATGCTGATGAGTCATGCAGAAGTAGGACGCTACACAGATTACAACAAACAGAGTAGAATAAAATTTGAACCTGCACATGTGGCCATGCTGTTGGATCATTTCTTTTCACAGCGCGGTAACAAACCAGGTTACAGTGCAGGCGGTGGACAACAGCGTCAACGATACAAAAAGAGCAAGCGGTCATGGACAAAAAATTTATTGTAGAAAACTATCAACCCATGCTTGAACATTTCAAGAGACTGGTTGATCCAGATATGAAACACGGTCCGGAAAAATACATTGAGTACTACGGACAATACTATTGGGAAAAACTGTTGCTGATTGAATGTGCAGATCTCAAACCTCACAGCGAATGCTTGGATATCAGCACTGGTGTTGGACTGTTGCCATTGATGTTGCGCAGTCAAGGACACAGTTGCGATGCTACAGAAGCTGCGGGCGAGTATAACATTGACAGCAAAGACAACACTGAAGCATATGCACTGTACAGAAAAATGAACGGTGTGAACACTACAGAATTCAGCATACTGCGCAACGGCACTTGGCGTGGAGAATTGCCCAATAAAAAATACGATGTGATATTCAGCAGTAGAATTGTATGGGACAGAGGATTTGGCATTGAACAGTATCATCGTTTGTTTGATTATCTTTTTGAACACACAGATCGATTGGTGTTGAATTTCAATCATTATTGGCATCCAGATACAACACCCAAAAAACCTCATCTACAATGGTTGTACAAGCATGCCGCTGATATACAAAACGTAACTGGAATGAATTGTGTGTTCGATAAATACACATATCAAAAAGAGGAAAGCCAATGAGTGTAACATATTACAGAAAATTCTTAGGAGTTGGACCATATGCAACAAGAGAAGCATACCTTGCTGATCTAGATCCAGACAACAACTGGCTAAACTTTGCCAATGCACAGGTTACGGCTGGAAATATCACTAGTTATGATTACAAACTTGCTGTGGCACAAAATGCAATATATGGCGCATGTACTTGTCCAAGTGATGCTGCATGGGATGCAATGTTGATTGCTGAAGCAAGTGCAGGATTCAATTTCAAGAACCAGTTCAACGCTATCACAGTAACCGAAGCAGAATACACAGCAGGCGCATGACCTACGGATCAAAAATTAGAACACTGTTGTTGACAAACTTTGTGCTTGCTGCATACACTGTGTACTACTGTGTTTCTTATGAACAGTATTGGATCTTGTGGACAGGGATTGCGTGGGCAGTTTTCAGCATAGGTGTAGGCACGTTTGGCGGATGGCACAGATACTGGAGTCATCGCAGCTATGAAACAGGACCTATACGTGAAAACATCATGACATGGTTGGGCATGCTGAGTCTAACTGGTGCTCCTATTACTGTGGTTGCAATGCACAGATACCATCATGCCAACAGCGACCAAGCAGTAGATCCGCACAGTCCGCAAAATGTGCCTTGGTACAAACTGATACTGGGCTACTATCAAACTTTTGAAACTTCACCAAGAATTGTGCGTGATGTGATACGCAACAAACAAATGAAGTTTGTGCAAAAGAACTTTTTCAAGCTGTATACCGGCGGGTTGATTGTTGCTGCACTGTTACATCCTGTGCTTGCAGGTGTGTTGTTTTCATTTCCATGCGTGTACTGCTACATTGCAGGCATAGGTGGCAATGCTATAATGAATCATATATTTGGCTGGCAAGATCATGACAGCAAAGACAACAGTAAAAACAATGTGCTGTTGGCCATATTGAGTTTAGGCGAAGGTTGGCACAACAATCATCACTATCGTGCCAGCAGATACACCACCAGTGAAGCATGGTGGCAAATAGATCCAGTGGGTTTATGGATAAAATACTGTTGGGCTACTAAGGTTTAGTAGGACACATCTGTTCAATTTCATACTTGCTGGGACTTTTGTGTGGATAATCATAATTTTTTTCATCCCAATATTGACCCAAGTAGTGTTGACTGTTTTCAATCCACTGGTTCATACGCTGTGCAATATTGTAATGGCTTTTGATACCCGGACGTCTACAGTCTCTGGCTAGGTCAACTACCCAAGTAAATGGTTCTTGCAAGTATGTGATATTTTTACGAGGACGCAATCTTCGTATCCAAAGATGTCTCCACATGCGACTGGGCTCCCATGCAAACAACACAGGCACTCCTAAACTGTCCAGTGCATCTAAAAACGTTTCCGTATACTGTCTATTGTTTTCCATGTACATTGCAGCCATAGCACGGCGCCAATATTCTGCATCATTTCTGTGTCTGTTTTGTTCAAACAAATGCAGATACATGTAGTCTGCTTCAGTGAAAAAACGTGGATTGCTGATAATAATGTGTGTGGGATTGTATTCAGTTGCCCAGTGTTTGATAGGTTCCCACATGTTTACAAGACTGTGATACGGCGATAGGTTTATGTGCTTGCCGTGTGTCAAACTGGTATGACACAGTTCATATGGTATGCCCATTCCAAATGTACTACACTGTCCTGCATGCAATACACGTGTGTCTGCACGAACATCACTGGGTCTATGATTGCTGCGAAATCCGTTGCGATCCAATAGATAATGCACTTCTTCTCTAGTCCACACACGGTCTTGTACAACATGGTCCAGTTTGTAATCCATGCCCATGCAGCCTATCCAGCCCTGTTCTTCATGCTGCTGAAAATAATATTCGTTGTCGCCGCCATACCATCGACTGTCCCACATGGGTTCCAGTGGCTGCTCTGGATAATAATCTTCAAAGTCTAGGTCAGTGTGGTTAGCACTCTGCTCAAATAGTTCTTTTTCTAAAAAGTATTGTTGATAATCTTTTCTATCCATTATAGTTCCGCTACGGCATAACAGTTTGCATCGCTGGTATCAGTGCCAAAAAATTCACTACGCTGTTCAAATCCTGCTGCGGTATATGCACGTAAACTTTCTTTACGTGGCATGGTCCACACTGTGTTGCAGTTTTCCAATCTTGCTTTTATCAACAAACGGCGCAGCAGCATTTGTGCAATACCGTTGCCTCTATATTCTTGTTTTACATACAGTCCTCTGCTGCGATATACGTTTTCTGCTGTACGATGTCCACTGTTACAACCAATCAATTCCAAGTTGTCAGTGTCTCGTTCTTTTATATACACAGCCCAAAATGTAGGCTCATACTTTTCATATATGGTCATATCAATGTTTTTAGCATCTGTCATACTGCTCATTGGACGAATATCCTGTCTACCCGGCCATAGATATCTACTCCACATGTCGTGTACAGCTTCAAAGCTGGTTTCTATGATTTCTAATTGACCGCAATCACGACAGAATTCGCTGCCATATTCCATACAGTCGTTGCATCTAGGATCATGTGTTAGCACGTTTCCATCTCCAAACAATCATTGGACGAACCAATGTATCACCTTTTGCCAGACTCATTGCAATACCTGGATCTCTTGTGGCCACTTGATGTTGTATTGCCAAATCCTCTTCATCCATCAGAGCAGTATCTGTGTATCCAATTTCCAAATCAGTTGGAGCAAAACCGTATTTTTTACCCCAGTAGTTTATGGTATCTGTGGTCCAATCAAGTTCACTGTTTTCAGGATGCACATGGCATACCACTGTACCAGTATCACTAACCAAATAAGCAAAAGCTGCCATCAATTTTTGTACCCAAGCTGAGCCACCGTAGTTGAGAGGCCCAAAACACAATACCCAATCTGCTGCACCTTCTTGAAATACACAATTGCGCCGGAACGTGTCAATGTCCTGTACAATGTCTACACCAGGCAAGTCGGCAACATCAACACCAATTACATTTGGACACACTGATTTGAATTCATTGCTGCCGCAACCCAAATCAATTACCAAATCAGGATTGCTAGCAGTGATTTCTTCGGCAAGTGCACGACCGCTCAATTGACGATACAGTGCAAGATTGCGCTTGGCTACCTCATGTGGTGCTTCAAATCTTTCTTTCAGTTGTTCACAGCGTTCCAAGTATGTGGTCATGCAGGTTTTCTCCACCACCAGTTGTAACGAGGGCGTACACCATCGTGCATGTGTCTATCATAACGACTGTCTTTGAGTCTGCGCCAGTATTCGTTTTGCACTTTGATGTGTGCATCTTTGAGACCTTCTTGGTATTCCAGAGGATCCCACATGTCACTGTTGTCATGTTCTCTGTCCAACCATTTGTTGAATTCGTCAATGGGTGTGTCGTCTGGATTGAAACGCACCATGTAGTCTTCCAGCTGTGGCCAACTCAACTGACGTAGGTCTGTCCATTCAGTGATAATTGGCGAACCATGTGTGCTCTGTTCGACCCATCCGGGCACACTCAAATGCGGATCGCACAGTTCCCAACCAAACTGTTCAGTAAAATCATGTACTGCTTGACGTGTCCAAGGATAGTGAATAATACCACGACTGTTGAATCCTGTGGCATCGCTTTTACGACCCGGACGTGCATGTCCGCATACAAGTCCTCCGGGTTTTAGTTTACGATAGCACAATCCAATCAAGTGTTCTTGTTCCTCTTGTGTGCCAAAATTGAATGGTCCTACACAGCGTATGGCGTCCACTGTGTTGTCTTGGAACAATTCCAGTGCATCATCGACATCCATTACCAGATCAACTCTGCCTTCGTATGGCAACAAGTCAATACCAATCAATCCCTTGATATGTTCTTTGAACAAACTGAATCCACATCCTAAATCCAACACAAGATCTGGATCCAGTGCATTGATTACTTTTGCTGCTGGAAATCCTGAACCTGTTTTGGTGTGCGATGTGGTTCTGATAATGTCACTGTGTCCAGTGCTAAAGTGATTGCGCAACTGTTCAAGTCGCATGTGTCTTGGCCAATTGGCCACTTCTTCAGGATCAAACTTGTTTTTCAGTTGGCTGAATGTGTTCATGTATCTTTCTGCTTGTTCAGCGTTTGCTTGTTCATTCATTTTGATAATCTATCCTCTAGGTATCTTGTGTTTATGTTTAGCCCATCAAACAGTTGGGGTATTAGTTCTTGATATGGTTTTTGTGCTCGGTGGAGAGCTGCAACCAGTTCATTGTAATTCTCGCAATCCTGTTCCCAATTTTTTTCTTGGTATGTGAGTTTTGGACGAACACGTGTTTGTTGCAAAGGGTAAACATCGCTGATGTTCAACCAATTTGCCAGTTCAAGCGGATCAGTGGGCATTCCTTCATAGCATACTACTTCATCGTATACAACATCATCGCTGATGATTCCAGTGTAAATCAATTGTTCAATATAACTTTGGCACAGTTTGACAAAATGAGCAACTGGTATTCGATAACGTTTACGGTCTAGTTTCAGTGCATGTCCTGTTTGTATTGCATTACTTATTGATCTATAAATTTGGTTGCTGCGAAACACAAATATATTATAATCAAAAAGGTCAACATAGTCTTTCCACATATCCGGATGCTGATGTTTTAGACACCAGCCGTGTTCGTGATGATGTTTTACCATAGCACGTGGCTGGTCTTGTACTTCGTCGTGTATAAATTCCAATCGCATCATTCTACGGCGTATGTCTATTGGCGGCTTTCCAACTAAATTACTGTCGTCGTCGCTCCAATGCAACGGTTCATCAAACATAGCTTCTGGACCTAATGCATATACGTCAGCCAGTGTATGCATCAAGTATGTGGTTCCGCATCTAGGAAATCCCCAAGAATGTATTCTCATTTGTAAATGCCAGTTTTATCATTTGTGGATTGAGTTCATAATCACTTGTAATTAGATTTGGTATCAATGAGGTAACATCACTGATAGCTTCTTGCAATTCTGGCCAATTGGTTATGGCCTGTTTATAATTGGTACGACGATACGGATTCAACAGTTTGATGTTTTTTGTGATTGGAGGATGAACATTGAATATGTTTAGTGTGTGCAGCATGTCCACCGGATCGGTAGGAAGATCTTCGTACGCTATTACTTCATCAAACTGATGACGTCGATATACAAGGCTTTGTAACAGATCTCCGAGATAGCTTTTGTATATAGCAACAAATTCTTCTACATCTACAATAAATCTATCATTTCTCCAATCACCTAAACCTTGCATAATACAATGACTCAATGACCGATACATTAGATTTTTTCTGTATAAAAATATATTATAGTTATACAGACCATCGTACCATTGATATGTATTAGGCTTTAGTTTTTGTATACGTGTTTCATGTCTATGATGATGTTTACATATAACTGTTGTTTCATTGGTTATTTGATTGGTAACCTCAATGAAACGTTCTGCAACTTCCTGGTCTGATTCATATTTGGTGTTCCATAATGGTTCATCTAATTCTACATCAGGCTGATATGCCTGTTTCAAACTGTTGAACAAGTATGTGGATCCACAACGGGGGAAAGCCCAAATACAAATTTTTAATCCGGTTTCTGCCATATCCAAAACCACCTTTGTCTTATTGTTTGTGCAGGCGTGTCTGGCGCCGTCTGCCGTCTATTTACTTCATTTTGTATTGCAACCCATTGCGAGTACATGTCTCCGTCTTGTACTTCTTCTTCATATGGACGATTACCATCTACGGTGCGCTCCCACGGTTCAATTGCTGCCAGTCGGTGCAAAACTTCATCTGTGAGTGTGCTGAGATCTGTACCATCCAAATCTGGTTCCATCACAACATCAAACCCGTGCATTTCTCCAAATTCTTTTATACAGCTTTTGGTCCAAGGATAGCACAGTCCACGATTTTCTCTCCACGGATCCACATCAATGTGACCCCAGTTTGCTGGTTTTACCAATGCAATCAATTTGCCACCCGGACGTAATAATCCATGCATGGTGGTGATCATTTCATCAATTTCCTGTGTATCACCGTGATTTAGCGGACCAATTGCAGTGATAAAATCAAAACTATCGTCTTTGAGTTTGTGCACTGCTTCACGCAATGACCATCTTAGATCGCCGTTACCCCATGTACCAGGTTCAATGCCAATGATGTTTTTGATTTTGCCTTTGTAAGGATTGCTACCACAGCCTACGTCCAATACCTGTGCATCAGGATTTTCTGCGTTGATATAATCAACCAACCATTGTCCGCTGTATTTGCGTGTGTCAAATGTAAACTCAGCAGTCCATGCATCGTAGCTTTTTTCATAGTTACGTGCAGTGTGTTGCCAACGAACTGACTCGGGCAAACGCCACCAAGTGGGCATGTTGATTTCGCCAGTTACATTCCATTTTTTTCTAAAACGTTGTTTACCTAATTGTATCATATTATTCCTTGCTAACGCTTTGTAAATGCATCCAACCTGTGTCTTCGTGACATGCTCCTTTGCAAACCGGCGAACAGGTTTCTTCGTAGTCCCAACTTTGTGCATTCCAGTGTGTCATAAAAGCATCATGCTTGAGTATTTTTTCCCATCCGTGCTCACGCACATCGTTCCAATCTTTGGGCAGATTGTCAATGTAGGAATCGCCTGTTTTGCCAAACTCAGCAAAAAGATTTTGATAATAACAACAGGGCCATATGCGAAAATTTACATCGCAGTCTATTTCTGCACTGTCCATTGCAGCACAGCGTACACGCCCTTGCAGTTTAGTCAACTTCGATGTCGAGCAGTCTTCCGACATGTTCTTTTCCTTCTTTGCTGGTCAACAAGCCATAGTTGCCTCTGTTGATTTTTACATCCAATGCAATATCCAATTCAGCAGCAGTTTCAATGACCTGCTCAAGTTCGTGCCAATTGTGTTCAAATACCAAAAAGTCCCAGTGTGTGAGCCTTGGATGCTCTTCAGCACAAGCAAGCATGTTGTTCCATGCACGATCAAAATCTACATTTATTCTATACTTGCTGTTGGTTTCGTCTGTGAGTCCATCAATTGCAAAAATAAAACGCAGGTCGCCATATTCAGCATCTTCGACTTTTTCATAAATTTCTTGATACCACTCGGGTGTACGAATACCGCCATTGGTGTTTATAATACATTGCCAACTGACGCTGCAAGCATGCATGATAAAATCTTCAATTTGAGGATGCATCATTGGATCGCCATGCTCGCCGCAGAAGTTGATCATTTTATCACTCCAGTCCACTCTGTCTACCACACTTTTCCACACAGGCAAACTCATGTGCTGCAAAGTGATAAAATCTGCCAGTTCCAATGTACCAGCGTTGGTGCGTGGACACGTTGGACACTTGCTTTGACAGTAGGTGGTAATACAAAAGTCTACCTTGTTGTGATCCATCCAGTTGTTGAATCGTCGAGTTGGTATTAGTTGTGAACTCATTGACTTCTCAAATTTATCATAATACTGCGTCTATCTACTGGACGCTCAATTGTTTTTACGCTGTGCCATGTGTCTGGGCCTGCTAAAAATCCCCAAGCACGATTGCGTTCAAATGGTATTTGTGTTTCAGGTGGTTCGCCTACCCATGCACCAGTGTCTGCCAACTGAGAATTTCCAAAATATATTTGCAATGTGCCATAACCCAATGGTGACATTGTAGGCTTCATGTCTCTGTGTGCACCTTGACTGAATCCTTCTCCGTCCACATGCACACTTACATCTACTCTACAAGGCACTGAATCTGGCCAGCCCAGTGTTTGCATCAGCCATGGTTTCAGTTGCACATACCATATATCTCTAAAGCCCGACAAACCGGGACACATATGAGTTTGTCCTTCCGGGTAACAATCCTCATGTGCATTCAGCAGTGTTTCCTGCCCGAACTCATATGCGTACAGTTCTTGTTCGACTTGTGTGTAAACTGATTCAGGCAAAAAGTTTTTCCAAGTGGCATATCTAAAAGGACTAGATACCCAACTCACCTCGCCGAACCCAATGGGCATAGAAGCGTATTCCATTACCGTTTGTTTCTCTATCCTGTGCTAGTTCAACCATTTCGCAGTTGCATCGTGTGGCAGCTTGTGAAAGTTTTTCTGGGCTCCATTCAAAAAAGTCAATCCATTCAGCACCCGGTCTGTTGTGCGTTACACCTGGATTCACTCTCAGGAAAATGTGTCCGCTTTCTTTGCACATGCTTACCAGTTTCAATGTTTGATAGTATATGCTTTCTTCGCTGCCAAAATTGATACTGCCCAATGCCAGTACAACATCAAATTCTTTTTCAGGTTGAAATTCCATAATACCTACATTTTCGTCGGCATTGGTATTGTATGGATCAATACCCCATAGATTTTGTATCTTGTCTTTGAATAAGTTGTATCCGCAGCCTACATCTAGTACCGACTCTGGATTGAGTGCATTGACTCGATCTATCAAGCTCATACCAGTTTGTCCGAAGTGTTCAGTGGCTTTTACTGCACCGTCACGTGAACCTTTCCACGCACCGTTTTCACCAAAGTACTTGTACATCAACTGTTCGTCAAGATTTTCCAATAAAGGCAACATCAGTGTTTCGTCGGGCTGTACTCCAAATGTTTCCATGCACCAATCGTGTAGGGCCTTTGCAATTTTTCTATTCATTAGTCATCCATTATAAGTTTTACTGACGCTCCCGGGCCAGCTTTACTTGGTAAATCACCATATTTTTCCACATAGTCAGTGATAATAGCTTGGTACCACAAATGGCTATTGTGTGGTGCTGCTTTATTATACTTATACAATTCATTACTGGTACTGCCAATCGCACCGCTGCTGAGTGCACGTGCACTTTCACGTTGCAGTTGTCTAGTGTCCCACGTGTCAAAATTCAATTCAGTTTTGGCTGCTGGTTCCTGTTTTGCTCGTGGCTGGTTACTCCAACTGATGTTATTCAGCATTGATCTTTTCCTTTAGATGTTGTGCAACAGCATCATGCCAGTCTTGACCTGGATGCTTGCCGTCGCTGCCCGCAGTGTAGTTTCTAGGATCAAATATATGATTGTTGGTTTCTGTCAAGTGTACACCTGCTAAACGTGCAGCCTGTTGTACCAGCAATTGATTCTTTTGCCAGTTGTAGTAATCGTATGCATCGTTGCTGCACTCTGCAAGTGCATAGTCTATGTGTTGGTGTTCGCCTTTGAACTTGCGTTTGAATTCATATGTGTTGCCCGATTCAGTTACCCATTCACGTCTATAACCATAGGTCCACATCACTACAATGTGTGTGGGTTTGTAATAGTTTAGATAGCCAATCACACGTCTTGCTATAGCGTCATTGCTAGTAGCAGGCACGCCAAGATTATCAACATCAAGTTGAGCTGCAAAACAGTTCTCAACACCGATCCCAAAAACAAAGCTATCGCCAAACACAGCAGAATTTCCATCGAACTCTTTTCCTCTAAAACCTGCACTGTTTATCCAGTAGCGAATATCATCGCCTGCCAGCCTAGGGCCACACTGTTGCCAACCTGGCTGCTCTTTGCCCACTGGATATTCTGTAAACCAATCATAATCACGTGTTACACTGTGCGGCACAGAGCCTTGACTGTTGTAAATTTCTTCAATTTTGTTTTTGATCATTTGATTCCAATAATGGTAAATCTTTTGTATAGGTAAGTTTCTAACTCTCCTGCATATACCAAGTCAGTCATTGGATATTTTGCACGTGCTGAATTCACAGTGTGTACACAATTGCTGTGTTGCGGATTATCAAAATAATCATTTGTTTGCAAACACACAGGTGTACCTTTGGGCAAATTTATAAACCATTCGTCTGACATGTGTTCGCAGCTGGTGTTGATCACAATATTGGGTCTAAAGTTTACACTGGTAGGACTCAACTGCGGTCTTTCAACATTGAAACGCACAGTACGCTTGTCTACATCCCATTGTAATCGATTCACATCTGCTGTGGCTGCTTTGAATCTCCAGTTTTCTTTGTAGCATTGTTGTGCATTGAAGTTGTCAGCCACTTCCCAAACCTCTGGGTCCACATCCAAACTGATGATCTGTTTTACATCAAAACGTTCAAACAGGAAGTATGCAAATGTGTTGTACCAACCGCCGTACATGAGCACGTTGCCCATTTGCTTGTCTTCCACAATGTCTTCCAGCTTGTCCAGCATCCACATTTTGCTCTGTATCTGACCTCTACTGAAATGATCATTCATGTTTACAATGTCGCCACCATAACGATCGCTCCATTGATTGATAGTGTCAAACAGTGGTTCAGGAATACAGTGTGCAATATAATTGATCAGTTTTTTGTGTGTGATCCACTTGGTCCAGTCAATGTGTCCATGCAGCAGTATGTTTACAAACTCTTCACTTAGTGCAGTGCTGCCTCTGTTGACTTCATCCAACAACAGTTCTTTTACTTTGTAAGGATTGCCATAGAATACAGCATTCCTAATGGCTGTGAACTTTTCCAAATGCGGGCTGTTGGTTCTCTGCAGGTATTCGTCTAGGCCATTGACCCAGTGATATTTTTTTGTAATTTGATCTTCTATTTCTTGCGAATAGTATCCAGTGCTCATATAGCTTCTTCAAACTTTTCTGTTAGCCAATCGAAGTCATTGATGTGTTTCAATGCATCAGGATTGTTAGCATATGTTTCGCCAAAGTCTCTGCCTTGTTCAGCACCCAACAGTGCATATTCACCGTATGGTCTCTTTGCTCCACGTGTGCACCATACATCCAATCTATAACGATCATCCAGTATGTCATTGTTGTGCACACAAGCACTGCTGAGTTTTACACACTCGCGGAAAGCACTTTTCCATGTGTTGAACGGATCAGTGTTGAATGCTGTAACATTACTTATCTGAAACTTTGGCACGAACGGACAGCCAATGCTGGTTGTCATGTCCACACTCCAATCTGTGAGTTCTAAAAACGGACGACGAGGGAACAGTTTTACCGCACCATATCCATATATTAGATCATTGATAGGGTTGCGTGATCGCCAGGTAAATACACAGTCGGTTTCAGGAACACCAGGATATGCATCCTTGTTCATATCGGGTGTGAATTTGAAAGTGAATTCTTCTTCAATGACTGCATCAGCATCCACTACGTAAAAGTGACCAGTGTTGGCTTTTTCAGCAGCAGCTTTGTGTGCATTGAAGATGCCCTTTACACCGTCGATGCGCTGTGCATGCGGTGCAAACAATTTCAGCAGTTCGTAGTTTTCGTCTGCATATCGTTCGCGATAACTAATATAAAATACGTCTAACATAGGGATCCTCTAATTATATAGATGCGTACATTTCAGCAAAATACCAATGATCGAGTCAAAGAAGGATACATTGATCACTTTCTTGACTGGAGTTCAAGTACACACAATGCTAAGTATATAACAGGAACAGTCACAAGTCAAGAGTTTACTGACATACTCACAGGCGGGAAAAACGTGCTTGCTGACTTCACTCGTATCATAGACAATTTTCTCAACGTGAGTGTGGAGAAAAAACGACTGTTTTACGAAATGGGTCCAATGAAAGTCACAGCTGAAAATCCAGATGAAGATCTGCGTCATTTGTACAGACTGTTCAAAATCTATTGGTTGGGCAAGAACATTGATCGCAATGGTATTACTTCGCCTGTGCAACTACTTAGCTTTGGCTTTCCCACTGTGAACTGTCATCCTGGCAGCGACAAAAGACATGCTATTATGTTTTTGGCCAAGCCTACCACTGTGCCATTTGTGTACATTGACTACAAAGGCTGTGATTATAAATTTTATGAACAGTGGGACAACTGGTGGGAATGCACCACACGTGAACAGATTATAGCAGCATTTCCCAACTTCTATCATAGAACACATCATTGTGTGTACGAATGGATAGACATGTGGAAATCAGGTTGCAGCAGTCACAACACACCAGTGCACAATGGCATAAAAAAATATCATAAAAAAGCCACACAAGAATGGAACTATTGGAGAACAAGAATTGGTGTATGGCACCTCAGTTATTATGATGCTATACACAGACACGGCATGAACGATGATAGAGACATGCTGTGGGATATACAACTGCAAGACACACGCACACTGTGGATTGGAGATCAGAGATTTGAAAAAATAAGCGGAGTATGGACACCAGACAATGGAAACTTTGACAGCTATGCAAAACCACTCAACCCAATTGACAAATATACTGCCTACAGTGCATGTTGGGTATGACCACAGGCACACAGAAATGTATGATCTGTGTTGTCGCAGTCTGAAAAGACACACAGAAAACAATGTGCACATCTATGCAAATTGCGGATCGCACATTCCTGGATACAACAGAGCAGCGGCAGCAAACGAAAGCACCAGCTTTGTGTACAGCAGATTTCTAGTGCCGTACCTGCAGGGCTATCGTGGCTGGGCGGCATTTTGCGATGGTGATTTTTTGTGGCAAGACGATATACGAAAACTTTTTGCAGCAGTAGATGATCAATATGCTGTAATGGTATGTCAACATGACTATGTGCCCAAACCAAATCCAAAAGCATTTGGACACGTACAAGAACCATTTCCAAGAAAAAACTGGAGCAGTCTAATACTGTGGAACTGTGCTCATCCTGCAAACAGATTGCTCACACTGGATTATATAAACTTTGCACAACCGTGGCAGTTGCACAGATTTGTACATCTACAGGATTCAATGATTGGCAGCATAGATCTGCGATGGAATTGGTTGGTAGACGAATATGCTTACACCGAAACTGCTGGTGCGCTGCACTATACCAATGGCGGACCGTGGTGCGGCATTGAGACTGGACAAGACAAACAATACTATGAATACAAAAAACAATTGGGCTAACGAAACAGATCCCAAAGCCATAAACCTGCTTACCTCACACAAGGACGACAGTGTGGTACAGGATTATTTAGACAACAGTGGTAACCAACTGTTGCTAGGGCGATTGGATTATCGCATGATGCACACTGTGACCTATTATACAGAAACACACAGTGTAGAACACAAAATACGACGACATCTCGAGAGTAGCAGCATAGACCAATATGCACAAGAACGCTGGGGACATTTTCACAATCATGAAGCATACTATTTTATGCACAAGATGTGTTTGATCTCCGGCGACCTTTATAGAAATGGACAGCTTGCTCCATTGCAAATGCAAGCTGCATGGGAACATGGCAGAGAATGCATAGGGTTCAGACCGCATCCTGGTAGTGACAGAGAAGTGTTCATCAGTGTGATGGCAAGGTTAGGGCTGCTACCAGAAGCTGTTCCAGTGCAGTTTGAAATATATCCTTGGATGCAAGATTATCCTATCAATCCAGCATTTCATCGTGTGCGCCCGTTGCTACAACAGGTAACAACACGAGAACAAATGCGTGAATACTATCTCAACTGGGACCTCACACAGTTTTACAATGTGCATTGGGATAGACAATATATCATAGACGGAGGCCCAGGGTTCATGCGCAACTTTATGAAAAACATGAACACCATTGAGGGAGACATATCTGGACAACACTTGGAACTCAAAGCATTGACCTTTAGGATTGAATTGCGTGACACACTGGAACGCTTTTTAGATGAATATCGCGAGTTTGATGATAGAATTGAATTTGGTGCTTGGACCATGTGGCATCGCAAAAATCTATTAGAATGCGATGCTAGTCGGCTGTGGTAGTGTACTCGCCTTTACGTTGTGCATGAAATTCAGTTACATACGGTACAGGTTGAATCACATATTCTTCTTCGTGATTGAATCCCAAATGCTGTAGTTCGTTTTGAATGTTATCACGTACAAAAATAAAGTCCATTGGACGTTTCACATCCTTGTCAGCTTCTTGCACCCAAATAACCACCTGCTTTGTTTTCTTTACCAGTTCGCAAAATGTTTTTGTATCGTCTTCTGTCCAAGGTTGATATGCTCCAAGCATAGCAACTGTAGGGTGTTTCCAATCGAATTGCATGTTATCTCCTATTCATAAATGTACGGATCGCTGTCCGCAATCTTTTTTATCAGTTCTCTGCGTCTACGGCGTTTGATAAAATGTGATTTTACAAACGGCACGTAACACAATATACGGTCTTCTATCCAGGTAAGCATACTTTCACTCCATATTCAGCAGTCCATCGCAGTGCATCTTCGCGTGTATTTACAAGAGGTTCGCCTTTGACATTGAGACTGGTGTTCAGCAGCATAGGACATCCTGTGCGCCGATACCACTGTTCCAACAAATCACGTACAGGCCCAACTTCCAAGCCCACAGTTTGTACTCTACTGGTATTGTCATAGTGCACAATAGCAGGAAACAAGTCAGGAAACTTGCATGTAGCTACATATTGCATAAACGGTGATCTTTCAACTGGCATGTCAAAATAGTGTCTTGCATGCTCTTCCAATACCATTGGTGCAAAAGGTCTGAAACTTTCTCTCTGCTTGATATGATTTACACGATCTTTTACATCATGGCCGCGAGGATCAGCGAGTATACTACGATTACCAAGAGCCCTAGGGCCAAACTCAGCCTGGCCGGAGGCAACAGCGGTAATTTTATTTTTCTCAAGTTCTTGAAGAATTTCATCTGTAGGATACTCCCCTTGTATGTTATGCCCTGTGAATGCATGAGTGAACGGCATGTGTTTGCCAAGATGTGCAAGCACAGTGCCAATAGCATTGCCAGCATCACCTGGATTTGGCATGATCCACACATTAGAATAACGTGCAGGAGCCAAACTGTTGGCCACACAGTTGAGCACACAACCGCCCATCAATACCAAATTTTTGCTGCTGTAGTGTGTAGCACAATGATGCAGCATGCCTGTGAATATTTCTTCGTATATGCGCTGTGTAGCGGCTGCAATGTCTGCATAATCCTGCGGTGTGTTTAGATCAGATCTCCAACCTCTACAACCCCTGTGCAGGTTCAATTTGAAACGCACACTGGGATCATCCTTGTTGGGAAACTTTTCAACGAAATCAGTCACCATCTGATCATACAGTCTGTGCGGATCGCCAATAGCAGCCATGCCCATCAGTATATATTCATGCTCTTGCGGCTTGAGGCCCAATCGCTGTGTCATGGCACTGTACCATATACCCACACTGTGTGGATAGCATTGCGAATAACGCTTCTTCAGTCGATCTCCTGAACCTTCCCATATGCTCATGGTTTCCCATTCACCTATGCTGTCTACAACCAACACTGTAGCGTCTTCATAAGGCGATGTATAATAACCTGCGGCTGCATGACTGTGATGGTGTGTGGTGTAGTGCATGCGAAATGGATACATCGGCCCATCCATACCAATCACACGTTGATCAATTTCATGAGACAAACACTGTGACATGTAAACACTGGGCAACATTTTGGTAAAGGCTGTGTGATATTGTTTTGCCCACAACTGTCTTGTTTTCTTTAGCAGTGGTCGTTCGTACCAATGAATGTGTTCTGGAAATCCATATTCCAGTGCTTCTTGAATCAAGTCAGGGTGCAGGTCCGGATCATTTTTGATCCTGCTGTAGCGTTCACTGTGTGCTGCGAATTCCAACCCATCATCACTGAATACTGCGATAGCAGCATCGTGACTTTGAGCTGTAACTCCCCATCTAATCATTTTTCAGTATCCATAATTTACTACAATAATAGCATGCTGCCCAAGGTTTGTCAACACTGACTCGTATGGTGAATCTAGGATGATCTGGATTGTCGCATTCAGTGGTTGTGGGTTCTGTTACGTATACCCGTTCCTTTTCAGCAAATAGTTGTTCACGTGTCTTTTTCAAAACTGTCCTTGCATATACCAAATATACCTGTGGTGTCGGGTACGGGTTCTGAGTCAAAGGTCAACCATATGGCATTTTTGGTGCGCAAATGATTTCCTGGATAGCACCATATGTGTCCACTGCGTGTAATGGTGTAGTCATCTTCTTGATGCCAGAAATAGTTGGCATTGGTTCGAGTCAACAGTTCCAGTGCGTGTGTGTTTTTTGCATGTGTCCACACACCCGGACGCTGTATAAAATTTGTGTCTGCTGGTTCTCGAGGTTCATCATGTCCAAAGTACAATATACCTCTGTGTCCTATCACGTCTACTTCAACGTCATAGTGTTGATACGCATGTTGCAAATACTCCAGTGTGTTTTCAGCACTGCTGTTTACACCTGCGATGTTGCCTCTATGTGCTATTTTTCTCATTGTATGCTTGTAAGTCCTCTGGTGTACCTACACCGTGCATGCTGTCCACATTGAAAATTCTTACATCTCTTGCAAAATGATTCAGTGTATAATTCATTATAGGACACACATAAAATTCGCCATTGGTACGATCGTTAGCTGCCATCATTAGATCAATGCTGGACCACATGTCATTTGGATACAACCATGTGTACACACCTGCTGTAGCATGTGTACTGATTGCTTGTTTTTCTGCAACACGTTCCACAGTACCATCATCGGCAGCAAGAGCATAACTCCATTTTGGATCTTTTTCAGGACACTCAAATGTCATTATGGCACCATCACTGTTGCCCAACACCTCGTCGTATGCATCTATATCAAATTCAATGATCTGATCACAATTGACAACTGTGATACAAGGCTGTCCTTTTCCAGTGTTGCCAGTGTGCAACTCAAGATGTTCACGTGCTGCTAGCAAGGTTGCAGCCGCTCCTTCTGTTTCTTCGTCGAGCACAATAACAGTTGGTGCTCGTGGTGCAGTAGGATCATCACTATTACGTTCTCCTGGTACCATTCCAAACGCTTCAAAGATACGACTGATTATATTATAAGGTGGCGCTGCATGTTCTGCTCTAACAATAAAAACATAGCTGTGCACATTATCAAAATTCAATGATTCAAGTGCTGCTTGAAACATAGGCTTTCCATCTACTTCGATTAGCGGCTTTGGTGTGTCTATGCCTGCTTCAGTAAATCTACTGCCAGCACCAGCCATTGGCATTATAATAATATGTCTACCAAATCTGTCTTTTTCTTGTGTCTGTAACATGAGTTTTCTCCTTGCAGTGCTATTTATGTATACAGTTTCTCAAACTGCTGCATTTGGGTCACAGTTTGCCCAGGTTGATGAAATTCTTTGCGCAAACAATATGTCTCTCTCAGGCTCAAACACTGATGCACTTCGCTGCGATACCAACCGACTGTGTGCATCAATGCATATATGCCCTGCGGCGATACATGTTCCAAATTGGGTATACGACCGCTCTGAGCCAGTGCAAAAACCTGTTGTAAATTTACAGTGTTGTAAGTGGCTGCTGCACACTCACCCGAAACCAAGTAAAATATATCATTCCAAAATCCAATGCCTTCAAATCTCAACACTGGTGCAAGTATATTTGCAGTACTGTTTCGTTGACCAATTTCGTCTAGGATTTCTCTTGTGGTTCTAGCAGGATCAAACACTATGTCATATCTGCTTTTTATAATCCAATCGTATTGTTCAGGCTGAGGTATGCTGTCAATTACTGCACACAGTGCAAAATGCTGCGGTCCAATATAATGAAAATGGGTATCGTGTTGGGTTTGCAATTGGTCAATTTGCTCTACAAAATCATCAGTGACCACTGTGCTCACAGGCTGATACACCTGTTGTACCAACGCTGCATCCTCATAACAATGACAGTATATGTCCACAGTGTGACCTCGATTTCGCAGACGTTCAATCACTGCCAATTGTGAAACTGCACATTCTTCTACGTAACGTGTTTGTGCACTTATGGTCCAAGCTATTTTCATTTTTACCTATAAATATGTTTATGACAGCACACAACATGATAAAAAACAATGGTTATGCCATACTGTATGATTTGATACCTCGCAATGAAATTCGTAGACTCAACGAACTGTGCGATCAAACAGTTCCCAATCGCGGTGAACGCAAAGAGCATGGATGGACTGGTCGAAGAATTGCCTGCGAAACACCACCTGAACAATTTGTACACTATTGGAGCGATAACCTTACAACGGATCAAATTCCACTGGTTCGTCAACTGGTTGAACCTTTTGTATCAGATGTATTTAGTGGAGAAAAATACACTTGGCTGAATCAAGACTTTCATGTGGTAAATCCTGGCAGCAACTATCAGCTGGCACATGTGGATACACCACAACGACACAAAGTATTCAGTAAAATAACAGAATTGTTGGGTTTGCAGATAATTGTAGCACTGGATGATTTTACAGTGCAAAACGGTGCGACAGCATTTTTACCAGGCAGTCATCGTCAAATATGGGAATGTTGGGATAAACGCACCTGGGGACAATATGATTCACTGCTGAAAGATGCACCTAGATTTGTAGCACCAAGAGGCAGTGTACTGATGTATCACACAAACACACTGCACAGCACCATGCCCAATTACAGTCTCAAGCCACGTAGAGCACTGCTGATAAACGTGCTGCACAGCAAAATTGTAAAAACTGTTCAAGACATAGAACGCAATTTATAAATCAAATCTTGGCTGTTGTCAACCTCAATTACCTGTGCACCTGTTGCACGTGCTGCCTGTATACCCACTGGCGAATCTTCGAATATAACAGTTTGATCAGGTTCAACACCTGATATTTCCATTGCACGATGATACATCCATGGATCAGGTTTGGCAGGTCCATAGTCTCTGCTGAACACACTTTCAAACTGCCACAGTTGCAACACATTCATACATTTGAAAACAAATTCACTTCTGCTGTTGCTGCACAGACTCAAACGATATTTTATATACAAACGATCAAAAAGATCTTTCAGCTCTGGATTGAATTTTATATATTCTTCTACATGTGCTCTGGTGTGTTCTTTTTTTATTTGATCCACTTTGTCTGTTACAGCATATCCACGGTTCTGCAAATATCGTATTTTCTCAGTGGTAGGCAATCCTTCTACTTCTTGATCTGTGTATTCAGCTTCAGGACAAACCTGTTTTACTGCCCAACGAAATCCTGCTTGATGCAGTTCTTTGCAATCTACCAATGTGCCGTCTAGATCAAATATTATTAGCTTTGTATTTTTCATTTTTTACCATTTCTAAATCAAATTTGTCCCATGCTTCTTTGCTTTGCTTGATATCCCAGTTGTGATCAGCATGCCATCGTCTGTACAATTGATATACACCGTCGTGTTGATGCGGCCATTGTTTTACTTGTGCAGCATGTTCACTGAAAATTTGAGGAATATACCATCCTGCTGTAGCCCGCAATTTTCCTCCTGTAACCTGTCGTCTTATGGTTTCATTGTCCCACAGTTGTCGTTGTGCATATTCCACAGTTTGTTTACTGTAGTTGGTAACCATTGCTCGGTGATTGCCAATTATAACCAAGTCTCGTATGTTGGGTAACCCATATGCACCAATTCGTTCTACCAACATGTCTGGTATAAACGGATCGACTTCATCGGTGCGTGTGCTCATTGCAGCATATCCATGACCAGGACCGCGAACAATTTGTTTTGGACGCAGTATTGCACAATCGTATCTTGCTTTTATCACAATGTCATATTCAATGAACGTGTCCTGTACAGCTTGTGCATTTATACTGTGTGCATAAATTTGTGGATGAATACTCCACGCTTCTTGATTTCTTGTGTCGATACCAATTGCATCAAATGCACTGCGTCTTTGTATGCTCCATTGATGATAATCCAGCACTGCGACTGTGGGCCGATATTTTCCAAATTCGTTTTGCAGTATTCGCATCACAGTGGTTTTGTCAAACTGCTCTGTGTCACCAACTCTTTGGCCTCCCAGTGCTTGATTCTGTGGACGTTTGGTGTGTTCAGTGTTCATCCAACTTTGCAAATACACATCCACTTGCCAGCCTGAATCCTGGAATGTGTTTATTACATCTCTGTGACTTTGTGCACATTCCCTAACAAATCTAGGCTGTCCGCTGATTGTGTATGCTAAACGCAGTGTCATCTTCTTTCGATATCTTCCTCTACACACTCAGTGCCGTACTGTACCTCAAGCACATGACAAGGTTTGTCAAAAGGATTGTATGCTCTATGCCAGTCTTCTCTGTGTATAACGTATTTTTGATGCTGTTTTAGTACAATAGTTTCGTCTCTGCCCAGGTTAGTAGATATAACGTCACCGTGTTCTATATCCATCTTCAATGCGCCATCCAACACATACCAATGTTCGCTTCTGTTGTAATGTCGTTGATCGCTGAGACTGCAACCTGGGTTGATCACCAGTTCTTTGACTTTTACTGTGCCTTTGTCATCTAGCACACGCCAATAACCCCAATCACGCACAGTCTTTTGTGTTTTCCATTCGTCCAGTATCCAACTGCTTGAATTCTTTTTATCATCGCCACCTACACCAAATGCAAATTCTACATTGTCGTAGATCATTTCTGGAATATTATCTGCTGTTCTATCTCCACCATTGGCGAAAATCACCCGGCCGGGATTAGTACTCAGCACTTGAAAAATAGCGTTGGTGCTGTCATTGTTATCGTCGTTGAACGCAATCACTTGATCCACACATGCAAGTTCTCTGATAATTGCTGCACGTTCTTCAAAGGGCATAAACGGGCGACCTTTTTTGCGTGTCAACCACGCATCACTGTTTATACCCACTATTAGTCTATCTCCTAATTCACGTGCTGCTCGGAAGTAAGAAATATGTCCACTGTGTAACGGATCAAATCCTCCAGTGACCAATACTGTCGTAGTCATTGAATAAATACCTATATCATTATGTGAGTATTTATTATTGAACAAGAAACCTGACAGACATCGTATTATACAATGGTTCATTGGAGAATTAGACGGCGAAATAGTTCCCAATCTTTTTCCATGGAATCGTGTACACCCGGATCACAGCAATTTGCGAGAGGTATTCAATGAATGGAACAGTGGCGAATCACGCTCGCTGTCACGTTTGACCAGTTGGGCACGAGAAGAGCCTATCATTGGTTGGAGTCGATACACAGAGGAAACTGAATACAGAATCATCGGACGTGACCAATTTGATCATAGAGAAATGAATGTGTTTCCTATACGCTTTCGCAATCATGAAGATCAACTGTTTAGAAATCCAATGGAATGGCCCATTGGGCATTTACCAGACTACGTGTTGGATTTTCTAAGACAGCATCATCATATACGAATAATGTATCATGAACCACACGAAGCAAAACAGATTGAACAACAAGAGTTTGCCACACTGCCTGCACTGCAAATAATGCATCAATGGAAACGATTGCACAATAAAACACTGTATGTAAATTCGTCAGGACAGCAACAGGATAGATTGAATAAAATAGCATGGAATCCATACTATAGCAGAGCAAATAGATTGGTAAGCATACTCAACAGTGACCATTGGCTGCAAATGAATTACAACGGCAATAATCGAGAATGGTTGAGAAGACGAGATGCTTATCGTGATAAGCATAATCTAAATCGAGCGGAAGATTGGTATAGACGTAAACCTGATTTTGATACTGGAAGATTTTTATTTTTAGGAGGCAGGCCCAGAGTAACACGCTACTGGGCATTGAATCAGTATATGAAAGCATTGCCAGAATCCAGGTTGTTTGCAAGCATGCATGGTGTCAACAGAAGAGTAGATCCAGAAAATGGACAATTGCTCAATGAAGATGCAACCACTGAATTGATGCACAGCTTTTTTACAGCAATGAAAAACAAAGTAAAGCGATACAATACCAGCGAGGATTATTTGTTTACAGAAGAACAACAAGCGGAGATGATTGAATTTGCACAAAGGTGTCCTATAAACACATTCAGTGAAGAAACTCGCGAGGCTCCAAAAGAATATTACATGCGACAGTTTTATAACCTATGGCCAAATCCACGTTACTATCGTCATATATTTGTAGACCTGTGTCATGAAACTTTCAGTGAACGTCCGTTTGAAAACACCATATTTGTAACTGAAAAAATACAAAAACCCATGTATGCATGTAGACCTTTTGTACCATTTGCCAATCCAGGATTCCTCAAATATCTAAGACAGATAGGATTTCGTACATTCAGCGATTGGTGGGATGAAAGCTATGACGATACTGAAAACAGAGAAGAACACATGGATAAATTGCTTGCTACAATTAAAACCATAAACAGTTGGAGCCGAGAAAAATGCACAGAGGTTTATGCAGAAATGCAAGAAACACTGATACACAATCATAATCATTTGCTGTGGTATGCAAACAATGCGCCACGCACTTGGATAGAATCAGTGCGTGAGCATTTCATTCAAGATAGAGATCCCGATCAATGTATAAAACCTACTGAGCAGGATCTTCAGCAGCTACTTTGACAATTTCAAATTTTGGTGTGCAGAAAACCAAATCCACTGTTTTTTCTTTTTCTACAAAAATATCCCTAAATCCAAAAGGCATGACCAAAAAGTAATCAGCATCTTTACGTGCTTCATCTTCGTGTACAATAGGAATACCTGTGCCCACTAGATAACGACCAATTTTGTCTGGGTGGATTTCTGCTGCGCCAGCAACTTGATCTCCTGTGATATCATAGAACTGTGCAATGGTATTGCCTTTTGTGCTTGCACCGTAAATGTAAACTTTTTTGTTTTTCTGTTTACAGTCTTCAAGAAAGTTTTGCAGGTCTGCTTTGTTGTCATACAGGCCTTGTACAAATGCTTCTAGATCGTTTTCTGGTTCTGTGTATTCTGCTGGTTGTGTTGTTTCCGTGTGTCCAATCCACAATTGCCAGCTGCCACCATTGATATCGTTTTCAATTACACGTGCAATGGTAAGTCCATGATCGCCAAACAGTCGTACCAAACTGTCCCATGTGTAGTAAAGGATATGTTCATGGCAGATGTTGCCCACATCATTGATACGTACCATCTGCGGCATACCCATGAACTGCACTACAAACAACCCGTCTGATGCCAACACTGCTTTTACATCATCCAAGAACTGATGAGGATTTTCTAAATCGTAAAACATAGCAATCGCTGTGATAATTTTTGCATTGGCTTCGCCAGCATGCTTTCTATAAGTTTCAAAATTGAAAAAGTCATTTATTGCAATGTCTGCGTTTGCTGCCAAATCCTCTTGAATGGTAACTGCTGGATCAACACCCACGGTGCGAATTCCTTCGGGGTACATGCTCAGCAGTGTACCGTCGTTGGCACCAATATCCAGCACAGTGTCACCGGGCTGTAGTCCAGCATATGCAGCAGCTCCTTCTGCAATTTCACGCAAATTGTTTACAATTTTTTTGTTGAGTTTACTTTGATACCAGTAATCTCTATAGATTTCTTCGTCGATGGTTTCCCGTAACTGCACAAGAGTACAATCTTCGCAGCGCAACAATGTCATAGGAGCCTTTCCTCTATGTCCATCTGGTGTTGCAGGAAAATCATTTACATACATTTCTTCAACTGCATAAATTTCCGACAGGTCTTCGCTTCCGCAAATTCTGCATGTGTGTCTTTCTGTATAACTTAGCATTATTGATTTCTCCTGTGCAATTGGCTGTCAATCCAATTGTATGTTCGTGTGATTCCTTCACGCAAACTTTGTCTAGGTTCCCAGCCCAGTGTTTCTCGGGTAAATGTTAGATCGCAACTGCGTCCCAGCGGACCAGTGGGTGCATCCAAATTGTAAGTGAATTCTACATCTTTACCGGCAATTTCTGCTACCAGTCGATAAAAATCAATTACTGATATTTCTTCTTCGCTGCCTAGGTTTATAGGCGTGTTTATGTCACTCATGGTGAGATTGAAGATGCCATCTACCAAATCTTCCACGTGTATATATGTTCTTATTGCTTCGCCAGTTCCCCATACTTCAATGGGCTCTGTTCCGTCATATGCACTGATCTTCCTACAAATAGCTGCTGGTGCTTTTTCTCTGCCGTCATTGTAGCTGCCCTGTTCACCATAGATGTTGTGAAATCTACCAATACGTGCCAGTATTCTGCCTTGTAGTTCTTGTTCTTGCAGCATCATTTCGCTGTACAGTTTTTCCCAACCGTAGCCTTCATCTGGATTAGCTGGATGCCACATGTCTTCTCGCAGACGTACAACATTGTTTGGATCTTGCTGAAGATCTGTGTTGTACACACAAGCACTGCTAGCAAAAAAGAATCTCTCCACACTGTTCTCAATAGCACCATCCATGACATTGATAGTGATCAACATGTTGTCACGCATTTGGTCTGCTGCGTGAAATGCAGTAAATCCAACACCGCCCATGTTGCATGCCAAGTGAAAAACAACATCACAATCTTTATATAAATCTGTACGTGGCACTGTGAGATCGTGTACATAAAAATCTTCCCACAGTTCTAAACCTCTGTATTCTGGTAGCTTTTTGTCAATACCACGTACTGCATATCCTTGTTTGCGCAAATATTCACTGAGGTGTCCGCCTATAAAGCCACCTGCGCCTGTTACTGCTGCTCGCATGCCCATTCCTCTCTTATTTCTTTGATACGTTGTCTAATGTTTGCTTCATCATACACAACACGAAATCTTTTTTTGAATTCTGGATCTTCGCTGACTTTTTGATTTCCTTGGTTGCTGCGTCTAAACATACTAATACCACAGTTATGCCATAGCCATCTATAGTTTTCTTTTAGCAAATCATTGCTGTAGTCTTTTATGACAAAATGTTCATATTTTTTGCTCATGCGCTGTGCCCACGCTGTCCAAAACAGTTCATCTTGGCAAAACTTTTTGATTGTACCGTTGCCGGTTATCCATTCAATATCTTGGATGTCAGTGGCTTCTGCATAGGTTTCTTCTTTGTTTTCGTCTGTGTAGTTCCATATATTGGTTTGTCTGCTGCTGTTGCCGCTGATGATAATATCTGCAATGGGCCGGTAACAGTATATGAACAGATCCGAATGACGTACACAGTTTTCCATTGTGTCGTCCCAATAGGTCATTTGTCGCAGTGTGTCATCCCATTTGGCGGGCTGAGGATCAGGCCATGTAACACTGTGATCCAATATCAATTTGGTAACCCAGCGTTCTTGTGTGCTGTACAGTTGTTCAAATCTATCTTCAACCGTGCGTTTGAAAGCAGGGCCGCCTTTGGTGAAGTCATCGGTTTTTTGAGGATACATTCTCCAGTGTACACCTGGTTCAGCTTTGGGACCATGATATTTTTGATTATCTACCTGTTTGAATTCGCCATCTTGTGTTATTTCGCCAGTATATGGTGCATCAGCATTGCTCAGTGCATTTGCAAAAAAACTAGTGCCGCTGCGAGTAGGTCCTGCAATCACAATACGATTGAACTTTCGAGTAGCCAAGCTACTCAAATGATTCCATTTGGTTTTTCTCATACTTGTACAGGTCCTGTTATTTCAGTGTTTATCACAGTGCCTTGGGGATTCAACATGCTGTTGCCCCAGCTGTTCTTTCTGCTGTGGTTCCATTCTATGTTGGGCCAATTTTCAAAGCCAGCGACAACTCTACCCAACGGCGGCGGTTGTAGTATACTCAAATCATGTGGCATACCATAGCTGTCAAGCCAGGCTCTTGCTGTGTCTGTGTGCCACCATTTTGCATACATTTTACTGGGCATGATTGTGAATCCGCCGTTGATGTGATCAAAATTTTCAATGTCCCATTCCATTGGATCATCAAACTCATGATAACACTGAAAATAATCTTTTCCAGTGATGCTTTTGCAAAAGTATACATCATATGCATCTGGATCATAATCACAATACTGCTGCATGTTTTTTCTTATTTTAGGAGAAAAATATCCTTTGTGACCATTTTCATCATAGGTGTCCCATTCAACTTCAAGATATTCGCAATTGCGTATACCGTGCAGTTCCAGTTGTTCTGTGCCACGTTCGTTTGCACTTACATCTTCGTAAACGTGCACATACTTGTTGATGCGTTCCAGTGTGTGATGAAATTCTCTGTTGAACGGTGTAGGACCCAACCACCAAGGTTTGCGATAATCAAAATTGCCATTGTCACCACGAAGTTCTTCAGGTACATCGTCACCAGGACGCAGTGTTGTTTCTGTCCATGAAAAATAGTCTCTAATTTGATTGTAAAGATCTACCTCTGGATTGTGATGATACTTGAGTGCCAACAACTGTTCTCGTGTAGCACCATGCCAACGCCAGGCTTTTCTGCTGGCCAATCCAGTTGTAAAACAACGGTGGATTGCATTTGTATCACTCCAAGTCATGCCTTCAAATGCACGATAGGGAAATTCAAACCCAAACTGTTCTTCCAGTGCATCAATACTGTTGTTGATTTCTTGTACAGCATTGCGTTTGATATCGCCAAGTCCGCTTTGGCCTTGTCTATTGATACCATGATAAAACAACAATCCTAGTCTACTTAGAAAGTTGTTGCCCACTGTTTCTTTGACTGTGTTGTGAGTATCTATCCATTGATCAACCAATGGATTATCAATAAGTTCAATTTCGCAGACTGTGCCTGCTTCAAATTCTACATGTAAGGTTCTCAATATAGACTTCCTTTATTGTTCAGTATATATTTATATTGTGAAAAAGTCAAGCGGTAAATATTGGTATGGATCTAAAAGAACGCATTCTCACCGATGGCTGGATCATTATGGAACGGTTTTTAGATCAAGAACTAGTTCTACAGTTGCAAGAGTTGGTGCAACGTTTACCCGGAATAAAAGGCCAAGCACTGAGCGGCAGATGGTATCATCAAGGTCAACGTCCAGATGATTATCGCACAGCTATTGAGGAGGGTATTGACTGGGCACACTACTGGACTGCACAGCTTCAAGGTGAGGAATATGGAGAAATTGTACAGGTAAAACAACAGTTGGCACCCGTGGTAGATCAACTGCTGGATCAGTGGCACTGGTGGTGTGTGGATTATCACGTGGCCCGTCCTGGCAGTGATTATGTGCACAGTCACATGGATACACCCTATCAATTTGAACCGTGGGCACAGTATCGCAGTTTATTGGGTGCACAAATACTCATAGCTGTTGACGATTTTACAGTGGAGAATGGTGCAACTGCGTTTGTGCCTGGAAGTCATTGCGATGAGTTTGACATTGACAAAATCAACAAAAAATACTATAATAAGTATCTATTAGAACACAGTCAACAGTTTGTTGCACCAGCTGGCAGTGTGTTGCTGTATCATCCTCGTACACTGCACAGTACAATGCCAAACACCAGTGAACACAGCAGATCAGCATTGCTGTTGAATGCAGTGCATCACAACATTGTAGAAGGTCTCAAGCAATACGATCGTGACTGTTTCGTAGGATAAAATATGAAAAAAAGAATATTGGTAACCGGCAGTGCTGGGTTTATTGGCAGACATTTGGTCCACAGCCTTGAACAAGATTATGCAGTAGTTCATGCTGATCTACTCACAGGTACAGATTTGTGTGATCCTCAAGCTGTGGCTGAGTTACCTGATGTAGATTTGATTTATCATTTGGCAATGGTGAACAACACCAGTGCATTTTACACACAGCCTTACACTATTATACAAAACAGTGTGTTGCCGCTGCACAACATACTCAAACGATATCCGGGTGTACCTACGGTGTACACCAGCAGCAGCGAAACATATGCAGGTGGATTTGCCTTGGGCACAGTGCCAATTCCAACACCAGAAACAGTGCCATTGACCATTGATGATATTACCAATCCTCGGTGGAGTTATGCCAGTAGCAAAATACTAGGCGAAAGTCAAGTGATAAGTGCAGGTGTTGAATTTGGCACACCATGGCGTATTGTACGCTATCACAATGTATACGGACCAGGACAGCGCAATCATTTTTTACCAGAATTTATTGATCGTTGTTTAGAGGGTAGATATGAACTATACGGACACAGTGCAACTCGCAGTTGGTGTTACGTCACAGATGCTGTAGCTGCTACACTCCGGGTTGCTGAATCAGGAGAGGATGGTAACATATATCACATTGGTGCTGAAAATGAAGTTTCAGTACTGGAGGTTGCACAACAAATAATGAAAAAACTGGGCTGCGAAGGGGAACTAACGCTGCACCCGGAACCCGAAGGAAGTGTACAGCGCAGATGCCCAGATATACAAAAGATAAAACAACTAGGATACAATCCGCAGGTAGATGTCAGCACAGGATTGGATCAATTATTGGAGAAAGATTATGGTATTATCAGTAAGTGACAGCATGATGGGGAAACAGGCATTTTATCCTGCAGAGCAGGGTGAAGTAAATTTGGTTATGATTATTTGCAATCATTGTCCATATGTGCTGTTCAGAATGCCAGCGATCAGTCAACTGGTCAAAGACTACCGAGATCGTGTACGCTGTTTTGCAATCAACAGCAACGACCACAGTCGTTATGCAGAAGATGCACCAGAGCTTATGCCCGAATTTCAAGAAAAATGGGATCTGCAATGTGATTACATACACGACAGCGATCAGAGTATTGCACGTGCATACGGAGCAGTGTGCACACCAGAATTTTATGTGGTTGATAGAGACGGTGTGATTGTGTATCACGGAGAATTGGATCCTGCTCATACCAGCAACGATCTTGTGCCCACTGGCAGCAGTTTGCGTCATGCATTGGATCTAACACTAGCAGGTAAACCCGTCACATGGGAACCCAATCCCAGCTTTGGATGCAGTGTAAAATGGCGATAAGAAAAAGTCATAGATTTCGCAGCGGAGATTATGCTGCAAGCAAACGCTGGGACCAAAACGGAGACTGGCGCAACTATGGTGACATAGAAGATTGGAAAAAACGTGCCACTGTGAGAATGAGTGCTATTAGCAGCCACGGACAGGCAGAGGCTGTGGATCTTCTCAGCACAGTTGAACATGTAAAAACCGCAGGACTAGCAGGCGACTTTGTAGAATGCGGTGTATACATGGGAGGCAGCAGTGCAGAAATGATATATGCTGCTGGATTGCTGGACATGGACAAAAACATGTGGATGTACGACACTTACGATGGTGTTCCTGAACCCGACGAATCAGACACCATAGAGTTTGGCAACAAACAAATAAGAAGCACACTGGAATGGTGGCGAGAAAACAAACAAGATGAAAACGGCGAAAGTGCTTGGTGCTATGCTACACTGGAAGATGTACAACAAAACATTCAAGAATTCACTGAAGGTTGCGGATATCGTGGTTCAGTACGTTATGTAAAAGGATTGGTACAGGATACAATTCCCCTGGAAGCACCTGAAAAAATCAGCATATTGAGAGTAGACGTTGACCTAACAGAACCTACCATGCACGTGTTGAAATGGCTGTATCCACGTGTTGTATCGGGCGGACACATTATATTAGACGACTATGGAAAGTTTCCCAGCGTAAAAGCTGCGGTGGACGAGTTTTTGGATACAAAAGGAAATCCATACATTTACCGAGTAAATTACAATTGTAGGCATATTGTAAAACCATGAAGATAGGAATAATTGGATTAGGTGTTGTAGGTAGTGCATGTCGTGCAGGTTTTGAACGATTGGGCTACACTGTGAGTGTGCACGACATAGCACTAAAAACCACAATTGAATCAGTCATGGATACTGAAATTGTTTATGTTTGTGTTCCTACACCCAGTAACCCAGATGGAAGTTGTAATACAGACATTGTGGTCAGCGTTGTTGAGAGTTTAGCAGACTACCAGGGTGTGATTGCAATCAAAAGCACAGTATCGCCAGGCACTACACAACAGTTGATTGATCAGTTTGGTGACCATATTGTGTTTGTGCCTGAGTTTCTCAAAGAACGCAGTGCTGAATATGATTTTGTTTTTGATCACAGACTGCTGCTGGTAGGCACAGAAAATGTAAATCATTATTATCTAGTACAGCGCAGTCATGGTGCATTGCCACAGCAAACACAGCGTGTAAGTCCAACTGAAGCAGAATTCGTCAAATACTATCACAACAGTTTCAATGCATTGCGTGTGGTATTTGCAAATGTATTTTACGAAATGACAACCAGCATGGCGGCCAACTATGATACAGTAAAACAGGCTGCACTTAGTGCAGGCAATGTACCAGATGAATATCTTGATGTCAAGCCCGAACTGCGTGGATATGCAGGTGCATGTTTGCCAAAAGACGTGCTGGCATTGCAGCACTTCTGCGACAGCAACAACTTGGCTTTTGAATTGTTTGATGCCATGCACCGAGAAAACGAAAAATTCAAAAAAACTGTATACAAAGGAATGAGATTATGAAACTGCAGGTAACGCTAACTGATGGAACAGAATTTGGTATTGATCTAGTGGAGCATGAATTTGTACACGAATGGGCTCGTCGTGTTGTACAGTTTCCCATAAAGAAAACTCACCGTACAAGAATAACCGGCTACGGCAGTGGCAGTGATGAACGTGACAGCAACATGTACCAACAACGATGTGCAGAACTGATTGCAGGATTGACCCGTCTGCGTGATGATTATGCAGTCACAGTGCCCGATCAATATTTTTCGCCACCCGCTGCTGATGCTGACAGTGCAGCAAAACAGAATTACTGCAACACTGTGCATCGTTGGGTTGTGTTTACACAGAAAAATTGGCCACATCCAGATGGCAATCAAAGTGCAATTGAACTTATCCACAACAACAAAGATCATAATATACCCGGCGGATTGTTCAACACGCTAAATGGAGCAGTGCACACACTGGAAGGCACTTACAGAAAGCCCAGAGAAAGTTTGTTGGATCCCGCATTGGTAACTGAACAATGGTACTGGGATACTGAATTTGTTCATGAAAACTGGCGAGACAGATACTATGTGAGAAAAGAATGGGCGGACTTTAGACCCGGTATTGAATCATTGTTGACCAACAGACATCACACTGTTTGGTTTGCCAAACGCATATTGGGCAAAGACTTTAGAGAAGTGTGGATCGACGATGACGATCCTACACAACCAGAAGTTGTCAATTTTGATGATCACTTGCAATATGCGTTTGAAATTGATCTAAACAATAGACAACAGTTTTATAACGGTTCAGCATTTAGAAAGTGGTTGTCCGATTGGGACATCAAATATCAAAAAAGCAGAATGGGCAGAGTTCCCATTGGCAATGTAGACTGCAATCAAACACAGTTACAGGAAAAAATAAATGACCTCACTATCCAAATCGCAAAATTGCACATTGATGACGCCTGATTTCTTCGAAGATCATCGAGGCACAATACGCAGTTTTTTCCCAGATGAACAGTTGGTTGAATACAACCTAATGGTAACCAACCAAGGCACTGCTCGTGGATATCATTATCATCCTCATTTCATTGAATACATGTTGATTGTACAAGGAGAATGTTTGTTCAAAGAATACAGCAACGACACTGTGTACAACACTGTGTTGAAAACTGGAGATAGCATACGTATTCCCATTGGCACTGCACACACATTTGTAGCACTAACAGACTTTAGATTTGTCAGCCTGTTGACCAAACGCTGGAATGACAGCAACCCACCAATTGTAAAGATAGACGAACATGGCAAACCCATTTGAACTGGTATCGGAATTTGAAAGACAAATAGCAGAGTACTGCGGCGCACCATATGCTGTTGCCACAGACTGTTGTACTCATGCACTATATCTAAGTCTTTATTACTATAAACAAAAGCACAACATACAACATGTAGTACTTCCTAAAAACACCTATGTCAGTGTTGCTATGCAGGCCCGTCATCTAGGATTAGAATTGGAATTTGAATCAGTTGAATGGGAGGGTGCTTATACCATTGGCAACACCTGTGTAGTAGACAGTGCACCACGTTTGCACAGAGGATGCTATCAACCAGGCATGTATCAGTGTCTCAGTTTTCAATTCAAAAAAATACTCAGCACCGTGCGCGGTGGCATGATACTCACCGACGATGAAGAATTTTACAACTGGGCACAACGTGCAACTCACGATGGCAGAGACATGACCATACCGTACGAAGAAGACCGTATAACATTTTTAGGGTGGCACTATTTTATGACACCCGAGACTGCCGAACTGGGATTATCACGTTTACAGGTATTGCCCGATCACAATGACGACTGTGCAGGCAGTTATACATACCCAGATATCAGTTATGTGAGGGATTTCAATTGAAAAACATTGTGATCATAACACCAGCAAGATGTGGCAGCAGTTGGCTAACCACAGCATTTGAACAGCATCTTGGTTATAACAATTTCAATGCAGTTCTCAGTAGCAGTGTAGCAGAACAAGAAATTAGAATTGCAGGCAAAAAGATTCTAGTAAGTGGAAAAAGCACTGAAGAAAAAATTCAACTGTTGGAACAACATCAACCCTTTGTTGTAAAAGTATTCACAGACGAAATGATTGATCTTGAACTGTTGCCTGACAACACAGAATACATTTGGTTGTATAGAAAAAATCTAGCAGAACACTGTTTGAGTTTTTGGCGGGCAAAAGAAACTGGTGTGTACAATTTGGATCGCAAACACGGCGATGTCAACTATGTTGCACCCACAGAATTGCCCACAGATGAATATTGTGCACACTATGTAAAACAGTATCTCCTGCCCAGTAAATATGCATATGAACAGTATCAGGATTGGTTCTGGACAGAAATCTCATATGAAGAACTGTTCACTGATAATCCTTGGGGATTTGCACAGGACAATGTGAACAGCAGTATCAAACTGAACACCTATACTGAGGCAGAACTGGAATATGTAAGGAAACGCATTGATGAAAATACACTTTGAAAATGGGCAGACAGCACACATTGAATTGCTGAAAAATGCATGGGTTGATTATTGGCGCAGTGTTGTGCAGCCATTGGAAGAGCGTGGCAAAAGAATTCACACATGGAATGAACAGTTGTGGCCACGTGAAGGTGCGCTAACAGAAAAAGAAGAAGCCATACAGCATGAACAAACTGAATTATTCAATGCAAATGTGGATAGGCTTGCAGCGGATTACGGAATACAGTTTCCTGGTAAAATGTGGGTAGGGCAGGATCAACTGTGGTTGAACAAAATACATCGCTGGGTAACACACGGTGCACACACAAAAGCAGTCTGGAATCTACCCAATGCCAGTCATGAAAGCATAATAGCCAGCAAACGAGGTCACTGGAGAGATTATCAATGGCAACAGGATCACCAGTATAGAGAATTTGAAATTGCCGAAGAAAACGTAGCCGCAGTTACAAAGATTCTATTTGACATGAACTGCGAAATTCACGAATATGAAGAAACTATTCGCAGTCCTCGTGTGAACCAATTGAGAGACATGGGATTTGAACCCACAGACGGATATCATTTGATACAAAGATATTTTGACGACAGCAGACCAGGATACGCAGACTGCTATGATATGAATCCAGACTGGAGAAGATTTTGTTCACACGACGATTACGATCTTTGGATGCCGTTTGCTGTGTTGGGGAAAGAATATTACACTACCTGGATCAACATTGATTCGCCAGCACATTTTGACGTTACCAACATTGACAAAACTTGGTTTGCTGGATTTGAATTCCAGCCTAATAATTTTATGAATCGAGTTCTCACCAGCAATCAATTTCAAAGTTGGCTAACAGTGCATGGTATTCCAAGAGATCCACAGTTGATTGCAAAATTGCCACTGGGCACTTGTACAAACAAAGCCGATTTGAATCTTGTGGAATGTGTGCGCAGTCAAGTTACACAGGTTGAGTTTGAGTAAATTGATTCAGCATGTCAATGATTGTGCGTCTTTGTTGTTCTAAAAACACTGTTTCAAACACCTGTTTGTTGTGCTGATTTTGTTCATGTACAATTTCTTTGACAAATGGTGTTATTTCGTCGTTTTCCATTCTTCTAATAAATTCTTGTAGTGCACTTACAGCATAATCAATTCTGTCTACCATTTTGGGCACTGTGTCATAGAATTCATCAACCAACCAACCCCATGTTTCAAAGCCATACTTTTGCAACTGTTCCACTGTGCCTTGTTGCCCTACCCAAATAGCAGGATGCTCGTACAAAAAAGGTCTGTATGCTGCTTCACTTAGAAACAATGCACCGCCTTCGATTTGAGTTTCAGTGATCACACTCAGTGCTGTACGATTGTAAAAAGGAACACTGCTCAATGTGGTATCACTGCCTGCACAGTAGTTGCCCTGCTGATCTTTCACATCCAGTGTCAGTGGCAATTCCCAACTGAGATCTGCAAACTGTTTGAACATGATTTCTTTTTCTACATAATCATCTTCATCTGGTGTATACAATTCATCGCTGTGCTTTTCCCAGTGCTGACACCATGCTTTTGCTTTGTCCAAAAAACCCCAGTTGAACATCCTATCAGGACAACTGTTGAATCCTTTTTCCAACATACCGTGTCTGTACAAATGCCATATCCAGTGCAATCTACCCGGCTTCATCCAGCGTTGCATACAAAGATAACTGCGATCAAATTTACGTTGGTTGTATGGTATCAACTGATCGTAAAATTCAGGAATGTCTTTTTCAATTTGTCTATGAAATACATGACTGTACACACTGAGTCCAGCACACTGAATTTCTGGATGATGCTGTCGTTGTTGTACACGCAGGTCGCCGCTGAGCCAAGCTACATTTGCATAAGGTATTTGATTTTCATCGCAAAACTGTTTGAGTATACCGTCAACGTCCACTTGTTCAGCAATTGGATATGTGTCGGTGGGCGAAAAACTTTCTTGTGCAGTACAGAAAACAATTGTGCATTTTCCAATACGTGCATCAGCAATTGCAGTGCGATTCAACAGAGTTGTAAAGTTTCCTTGATAAAAGTCTTTGCTGGGACTTTTGGTGTAGTCTCCGCTTATTTCTACCCAATGAATATATTTTTCGTCGCTAGGAGCACGTTGTTCAATTTTCAACTGTGAAAAGAATCTTGTCATGTAGTTGTCACTGAACATGCGATCCTGTACAATCGTTGGTATTGTGTTATGCATAGTTGGTCCAAATGTATTCTAGTTCTGGGAACGCAGAGGGTGTATCTTCGTTTCTCAACTGATCAATCAGTTTAGTTTGATTGACCATGTCACGCAACACACTTTCATCCAGCTGCTCGCTGTTCATAAATCCAATAGTGTTGTTGATAGTATCAATCACTGGATTGAGATGATAATCAGGAAATGCATCAGATAACCATTGAATATGATCACGCAATACCTGTTCGGCATCCTGTTTCATATGCGGCGGCAATGCTTTCAAATTATAAAAGCTGGGATTTTCCAATATGTTGAAAAACATGTCGTTTGGTTTTAGCCATTCACGTTTGATCCATTTTTTATGTAGATCGCAAATGGTAAACACACTCATGATTTGCAGCGTAGGAGCAATCCCAAATCGCACATGAGGTGCTTCTTCTTTGACACGCTTTACATGTTTTTCTATAGTGGGCCACACTGTGTCTTTGCGTATATTTTCAGCTCTAGCACCTTCAGCATCTATACTTGCTGCACAGTATACATTTTTGAATTTGCTCCAAGTTTTGATCACATCCATGTCTTTGTAGTGCATTTGCATGAAGTTCGTACTGTAACGCAGATAAACATCGTACAATTCAAGTTCATCCAAACGTTTGAGAATACGATAGTGTTCTTCCATGATCATTGGTTCGCCGCCAGCAAAATAAAGTTCTTGCACATAGGGCAAATACTCATCCAATCGATCCAACAGTGCTGTACTGTCTTCTACTCCGTGAACAATAGCTTGGTTACGCTGTGTTTTGTATCTATATTCTTCGTGCTGTTCTGCCAGTTCTTTTGCATCGTTGAACCAACGACTGCTGCTGAAATGTCCACACATTTTACAGCGCATGTTGCAAATATTACTAAAACGTATATCCCAATATATGGGCTTGCTGTCTGTGCTGGTGCCATCTTCTTCTGTGTTCAGTACCCATTGTTTACTGGGTTGATGATATTTGCGCACACTGTCTGTGCGCAGGCTCCATGTGCCGCTGCTTTCTTTGCTGTAACATGCTTGGCAATGTGGAACTTTTTTATCCTCCCTCATGCGCAATCTCAGTTTGCGCATTTCTTCACCGTTCCAAATTTCATCAAAAGTTTGATTGTTGATGTTGCCCAGTGGACGGTTCCAATCTCCTACACAGCAAGGCAATACATCACCAATGGCACTAACATGCAGGTGACTCCACAGCAGAGGACAATATGCATCAGTTTCGTCAACCACCTGCTGCCAATCTGCACCGCTTTCAATCAGTGCATTTACTTTGCTATAATCTGCTGGCATCTTCTAAACCTTTTCTAAACATGTCTTCGTACTCTGGAAATACACTGCAAAAATCAGTGCCTCTGCGCCGATCTAATATATCAATGTACCTTGCAAAATTAGCACGATGCATGACACTTTCTTCTTCAAATCGATCATATTCATAGCCTGCGTAGAATGCGTTGTCCACAACACGGCCCATTTTTTCAGCTTCAAAGTCATAGAAATTTCTGTTGTCTTCACCAACAGTCAAATTACTCATCATGAATTCATATTGATCCCACACACGTGGCATGGTCCATGCTTTGTCTGGTGTGCCCACACTCATAAACGGAGGAAAGTGCAACGGACTAATATCAATGTGTAGACTGCAAGGTTTTTCTCCTCTTACAAACCAATCGCCTTGACCAGTGGATTTCATAAACTCTACATATTGATTGTAACGTCCAATCATCGATCCATTGTAACGATTGTATCGCTGCTTTACTTCCAACACACGCTGTAAAAATGTTTTGAAACTGGGTATACTCATCAAACTGTAAGTAACCATGATCGTGTTGTCAACCTGAGGATGGTTTTCAATAAGATACATCAGTCTATCCCACAGCAGATTGAAGTCCAATCCACTGCGAATGTATTCTGCTTGCTCGCCCCAGCCGTCAATACTGGTATACAATGTGATCTTTTTTACACAATTTTGATCTTCGTTGCGTTTGATAAAGTCCAGCAGTTTTTGCCAAGCTGCTTCTGGTGCATTCAAGTTTGTGTTCAGTGCAAAGTCCAGCTCGGGTCGAGGATCTTGTTCCAAATCCTGCATCAATCTAAATGTATCTCGACTCATAAGAGGCTCGCCGCCTGTGATACGCAAATACTTGATGCTGTTTTTCAATTCAGGCCACCATTTCCAAAATGCTTCAACATATGGATTGTATTCACGTTGGGGAATAGGTAACTGATCAATACTTTTGTACCATTCTAAATCATGATAGTTCCAGCTTCGTGTTCGCTTTTTGACATCAAACAGTGTTATACGTTCATGTGCTTCTTGTTCTTGCTGCCATTTGCTGCTGAAATGCGGGCCGCAGTATGAACATTTTAGATTACACGCATTTGAAAAGCTCACTTCAACATAATTAGGAGCATGACTTTCTCCTAGTCCGCTGCTGCGAATTGTGTCAAATCTATCTGCAAATAAATTTGCACTTTTTAGATATCTGTCACTGATAGCATTTTCATTGTTGTCTTCCATTTTGTAACAATAGTTACAAGGCTCTGGTCTTTCGCCACGTATCATTGCAGCACGTTGATTCAGCTTCTCTTCACTGTTGTGAATTGCCATATAATTGGACTCAACTTCTTCAACGCTGATTTTATGCGGTGCAGGGTGGTGACAACTGTGCGTCATTCCGTTGTGCAAGTGCATGGTGACTTGATCCCATTTGGCCAAGCAGTAACCAGAACCAACGTCATTTAGACGCTGCTTCATATCCAGTGCACGTTGTAGTTCATTTTCATTCATTGAATGCTCGCTTTGCGTTGTTTACAAGAGCAGTTAGGTTACCCAGGCCAACTCGAGGATGCTGGAATATAGGATTGGTTAGTTCACGTAAAAATTCTCTGTGTTCAGGATGCGAATCTTTCCATATACAATGCTGTTCGTATTCTTCTGGCTTCCAAGTTCCCCAGTCAGTGACAAGACTGAAACACACCTGTTCTGCATTGGGGAAACGTTCCAAACACATTTCAGCATACTGAACCATTTCTTTGTAGTTATCACGCTGCACAACAAAATCATAATAGATACGGAAGTTGGGGTACTGCTCACGCTTTTTGTCCAAGAAATCGCAGTTGCTCAACAACAATTCCCAGTTGCCATTCAATCGTGTTTTGCCTTCGTATGTTTCTTTTGTACCTGCATCCAAGCTGATACGACAACTGCCCAAGTTGTTGTGTATTTTGCTGATGCTGTCCCACATCTTAGGAGTGAACATCACCCCATTGGTTTGCATGTTTACAGTGAGATTAGGGAAATCTTTGCCGTTGATTTTCCACAGCATTTCTCTATAAATTTTGCTGGCAAACGGATCGCCGCTGCCGGTTACAAAAATACTGAAACTTCTGTCAGTGGGTTCACTGAACAGCATATCAAAAATTTTGTCATTGATTTGTTTGCGTCTGTCGTACATGGGTCCTTCGGTAAACAGTATTTTGTCTACTCTGCAGCTAGGACATTTTAGATTACAGCTTTCATCGTTGCTGAAGTTGATATTGGTAGGAAGTTCAGCACTGACAGTGCTGCCTGTTTCCAATGCTTGAATTTCATGCGGCCAGAATTTTTTGGGATTGTTCTTTACCCATTCAATATCAGGAAGATTATTGCTGGCTATTTCAGGACAGAAGCTGTGTTGACAGTATCCCCATTCTCCACTGAATACTTGATCTCTCAGTTTTTGAGCACGTTCACCGTTCCACATTTCTTCCAATGTGTCTTCCATAACATTGCCAATGCTGTAGGGCAACCAACTTGGACAACACATCCATGCTCTACCATGCATGTCAATTTCCAGCCATGTGTACAATTTGTTGCAGTATTTTCCTGCAAGATCTTTTCTGCCAGTGGTCATACCAACAGTGTCTTTGATCCAGACTCTACCAAAGAGAGGATCATTGTAATGGCCGTCTGCTTCTATGCTAAATGGACGTTGACTTTCGGAACTCACTTATCATCTTCCAGTGTGTATTGTACGCTGTCCTCACGTATAAATGCACCCATTCTAGCAGGGTTTGTGTAAACTGCTTTGAAAAATCTACTGCCATCTTCGTCAAGGTCTGCAATTGGCAAGTCCAAGTGACGCTTGATTTCTACACCTAGCTCTCGACTACGTGCACGTACAGCTTCTTTGTTCCAACGAACACCAGTGTTTGCACAGATTTCTCCATCTGGGTCTTCAAAGTCCGGAAACAGTTCTGTGTTGAAAAAGTTTGTGAGCCAATCAAAGTCGCGTACATTTTTCCAGTCCCATTCGGTTCTAGTGATGTTGGTCATGTATGTTCCCAGTCTGGCACCGTACATTGCCCAAATACCATTTGGACTATCTTCTCCTACACTCATCCAGGTAAACAGTCTCTTCAAGTTTGTTTTGTGCACAGTTTTCAGTCGTTCCGGATCTACAACATCGCCACCTTCCAGTGTCATTTTCACACCTTCGCGGAAACCAGCACGCCAGGCTTGCAATGGGCTACCATTGTTCATAACATCACAATAGATGTTGTTCATTTGCACATAGTTGATGTTCCAACAAAAGTCAACCTGTGCTGCTGCATTGTTTGGGTCTGCTGCTTCATGTGTGCGCATCTGCTGCACAACATGCTTGGGCCACATTTTGATACCACCGTTGCCGTACACCAAACCATTGATTGTGTTTTTGCCTGCCCAGCTAACAACGTCATTAGCACCTATTAGACTACTGTCAAACTCTACATTGAAAAAGTCTGGGCGAACCTTGTTGTCTGCATCAATGGTAATAAATCTATCCGATTCTGCCATTGCTGCTGCTGCCTTGTGTGCGGCATCACTGCCCCATACACCGTGACTGCGCATTGCCCAAGGACAAATTTCCAGCAGGTGCGCATAGTTTTCGTCTGCGTTGGGTTCGTCATAGCTAATGAATACTATGTCGAATTCATTGATTGATGTCATGCTCATGTGTTTCGCCTATTACTAAATTTGGATATTGGTGTACTATCTTGTACTTCTCTGGAAGATGCAGCGACCGATACTGCACTGTTTTACCAGACAAGTCTCTACTGTTGATATCCAGACTGCCAATAAATCTCTGATCTATGTTATCTTCTATTGTAGCATCTACAAAGAACAAATGCAACCTTTTATTTGGCAAAGTCTTGTAAAGATCCTTGCTGCCGCGTATGTAAAAAGTTCCATTGCTGCGCCTAGTTACCACAATGTGATTGATTTCTTCTAACTTACTTATGTTGATGCGTCTTTGATTTGTGTTGTATGCGGGTACATATTCGTCACCTATATCATAACCATAACTGTCAAACAGTCGCATGGTGTAGATGTCAATGTCACTGATATCCACATAACGCTCAATGCTGTGTTTTAGTCGCACAGCCACAGTGTTTTCTCTAACCAATTCCAATGGATCAATGATGATTTGATTGATTAGAAAGTCTGGATTGTTGCGCTTGGTAATGTACAAGTTCATCTTGCTGCCCTGTGGGTTGGTAAGATCATTCATCTTGATTCCCCACAACAGTTTCTGTTTTGTTTGATAGCTGACGTTTACAGTAACAATATTATCTTGCGGATACAGCTTTATGTTGATATCATTGCTAACACGATTTTTAGGAATTTTGTACAATAGATTTTCAGGTGCACGTAATCCTGCTACATCTTTTTTGTGCATAAACGCAGGTTCGTTGGTTTCATCATCGTAGTGCACACACCACCAGGCGCTGTTTTCTTTGCCGCTGATAATTTTACTGCACACAGCGTTTTCTGTTATTACGTAAGGATTCGTAGTTTCTGGAACCAACTTCTTTGATATTTTTACAATGCGGCCGTCGGCATCATTGTAATAGACAAAAAACTTACGCTGCTTCTTTTCTTTGGGAATTTCTGTAACGGTCTCGAATTCCATTGAATAGTTCCTCGTCTAAAAAATCATCATTGATATATGCAAATGACTGGCTTTGTAAAAAGTTGTCAATCTTTAGTTGTCCTGTATACCAAACATTCAATATATCAGTCCACAAGTTGTTTTTGAAGTTGTACATTTCTGTATAACTGAGAACTTCTAGGTTTGTGTGCAAATTATCTGTATAACTGTCCAACAGGCTGTTGGTAATGCTGTGCAGCAAATCCGTTTGCGGCCAGGTTGGTATATGTTCTGGCTTGAGTATGGTTTTGTACATTTCTCTCCAATGATGACAAACCACATCAAACATCTTGAAGTATGCATGACTGTTGTCGCTGTTGTCAAAGTACCACATTCCGTCATTGAGATTTGCCAAATTGTTTTCGAACCATACTTTTCTATTGTCGGGCAAATAGGGCATTGCTCTAAATGTTTTTACTTGCTGCGGAAAACACACACTGTATGTGCTTAGGGCAGCCCAGTGATATTGTAAATTTTCCAACAGTAGAACATCACTGCGCAGTACAATATTTTTTTCAAATGGTGTTGCATGAAACAGTTGCCAATCATTGAGATTCCAATGTACACTTTCTCCAGCAGTGTTGCCGTATGGAAATTCAATGAGATAGTCTGCACATTCTTCATACTTGCTGGGGAAAGCTCTTATGTTTGTTACAAATATTGCAACACTGGTATCAGGGTTGGAGAGTTTGGCTTGCATTGCACAAGCTGCTGCCCGACGATAACTGCTTTGATTGCCTCCGCCGTTGATTACAAATCCTTGTGGTTCTTGACTGTCAATCATTGTTTATTCCCATTGGTTCATCATGCGACCCAGTGCACGTTTGTTCATAATATGGATGTCTTGCTTTTCAATTTTCACCAGTATATTTTTCCATGGTTCGTCTCTGTCATGTGCTAAAAACACAAAATGGTCTGCACTGTTGCTTTCTACAATATCGTCTTTTTGATCCACATTCAGCATGCGATTACCAGGTAGGTTTGTAACAAAGTCTCCAATTTGCATACCATCTAGTATATGACTGGCAATGCTTACACAAAAGTCTGTTCTAAACAGTTTGCTTTCGAACCCGTACAAGAACTTGTAGTAGTCATAGTTGTCTGCAATGTGTGCCCATGTATCAAAGAACATGCGGCTTTCATTGCTTTGATCAAAATAAATCACTGTGCTCCACATCATTGGAATACCATTTTCGTGTAGCCAGCGTTCTTTGAATCTTGGATATTCGTATCTTAGGTAACGTGCATCTTTGAACATCTGCACTGGATTGACATTGTCCTTATCAAACACTGTTTCCAATGCATTGGTTTGCACAATGTAATCAATATCCATTAGTATAGTACGTTCAAAAGGTGTTAGCCAAAACACTTTGTGCTTGTTTCCGTTTTTGAAAGGTGCACTGAATTCAGTCCACGGTGAATCATAGTGTGCTCTGTAGTTTTGATTTTCTGGTGTGTTAGTGGTAACAATGTAATCAAATATTTCATCAATTTCAGCCGCACTGTACACACTGCGGAGATAACCTTCGCCAGCTTCGTCTGTGATTAGACAAGTGTTGTTGTGTGTTGTAAAATGTTTCTTTACTTGTTCTGCTGCTAGTACACTGAAATTGATGTAGTCTAGTTGATCATTATTGTATGCAAAGAAACAAACACCTGTTCGGGCTAGTTTGTCCATTACCAATCCATTAGTTTTTTGATATTCCGTGCACGTTTGATTTTTTCGTTTTCAGCTTTGTATTCATTCATTGCTTGGTGATATGCACTTTTCAATTGATCCAACAGCTCTTGTGGATTTTCCAGTTCAACTGGATTGTTTTTATCATCTTCGACAATTAGACTTTTATCAAGTTCAATCATTGTGCTTAGAAATGCAATCATTGTAGGTGTTGCAGTGAATGCACTTCCTTTGTAATGCACTGTTCTAATAGTGTTGATACGATTTCTAAGATTTGTTTTTTGATTAGCAAGTGTTACACGATAGTTGCTAAATTCTAATGCTTTTTCTAAGCGTTCATCCATGCGGGCTTTCTCCTGGAGTTTGCCAATATTATATACTTATGTTTAGTGAATGTCAAGCAGTTTACACGTCATCACTGCTGGTTAGACTGTTTTGAATAGTGTGACTGCTTGGTGCATAATCTGTTACATCAAATTCTGCTGTTGCTGCACAGCCGCCAACGCCACCAGTTGCAGTTTGTGTGTCTGCAATAATGTAACCCAAGCTCTGTGTGAGTGTACCATCAATGGTGATTGTGTCTGGCGATTGCATGTAAACTTTCAAAGAAACAGTTGCGCCGTCATCCTTGTATTTTCCGTAAACACTGATTTTGCTTACAGCATATTCGCTACCATATGCAAGATAACCTGTACCGCCGTATCCTCGGTTGTATGTGTCTTCGCCAAACACACCACCACTGAAATAGTTACCATCCAAGTATCCGCTGCCATAGTAACTGCTAGGGCCGCCTGTTGAATATGCATTACCAAATGTATAACTGTACAGCAATTGATATTCTGTGTCGTTCAATCCGTAGAAGCCAACATCTGCTGCTGCATAACCGCCAGTACCGCTTACAACAACATCATCGCTCAACAGGTGTATTGTTCCCATGTGTGCCAAGTTGCTGGCATACCTGCTGCCTTCTACTGAGTTAGCACCAGTGATGTCTATGTCCAGTGTAATGGCACCTGCACTGTTGAAAAAATAACGTGCTTCAGTGTAGCTGTCAAAACTCACATCCAGTTCACTTACCAATATGTTGGTCCAACTTTGAGTACGTGTAACTGCGCTCAACACATTGCTGTTGGCGTTGTCATCGTCCATTGTGTTTTGACCTTGGATTTGAGCACTGCGTGAATCACTCAATCCATCGTCGATCACAGTAGCACTGAATCTGTTTGTGACTGCATTTATATCTGCTGCCAGTACCATTGATTCAATTACTTTATAACTTAGATTGGTAGATAATCCCAAATGATCACCACTGGCATTTGCTCTAGCAACCAGTTGGTTCATGTGAGAACACTTGACTAGGTCCCCTGGGTTAGCACAATCTACATGTCCTGTAACACGTTGATCATCTAGTCCATCCAGTTCAAGTGCTGGTGTTTGTCCCCAACCATAACGGTGATTGGTTTTATCTGTATCAGTTATAGCCGCCGTAGAGTAGTTGTCAGCCCAGTATTTGTTTACTTGGACAACTGCATCGTTGAACTCGCTGGCTGTAATTTCATCTCCCGGCGACCTAGTCACTGTTACATTCTCCCGACAACAACCTCTACAAGACCTACACTTTCAGTGGTCTTGTCTTCAAGTGCTCGTCCTACAACTCTGTACCAATCTTCAGCTTCGCCTTCATGGTCTTGTGGTGCACGTGCTACACCATTTACTTCTGATGTAACCAAACGTTGACCTTTGCGTACAGGGCCAATGCATTTTACCGGAACACGACCTGCAATAGCAATGTATGGGTGTGTTTCGTCTGTGCCTGCGCCAGCATTCAATTCAATGCCCGGCTGTGTACTAACAATGCCAAACACTTCTGGATCCAGTGCTCTGTCGGTTTCTGTGATTTCATTTTCACCACCAATGCGTACAACAGTACCAGCTTCATAAGGTGCATCTGCATGATAACGTTCTGCAACGTCGGCATATTCTGCACTGGTAGCTGTACCACGGAATCTAAAGTTTGTACCGTTGTTTAGATTGATACCTGCACACAATGATGGAAATTCAGTGTTCAACAGTGTTGTACCATCTTCTAAATATTCTGCGTTTGCACCCGATGCCATTGGTGCCCAACTGGTTGTGTCCATAACAATGATAGCAACAATTTCATTGTTCACAATAGCTTCTAGTGTATCGTGTTGTGTACCGCCTGTGTCGTAACGTTTTCTACTTTGCCAACTGGTTGCTCCACCAGTGCCAATTGACAACCAGCTTGTACCGTTGCTTACATAAAGTTGTTCGTCGTCGGTTTTGAAAAAGAAGTCTCCTGGGTAATGCGGTTCAGTTGCATCAACTGGTAAACTTGTACCGGTTTTTCCGCTTGCCAGTGGGTACCAATCTGTACCATCATAAAAATTTAGTTTGTGACTGGTGTGGTTGTACCACAATTGACCACGCACTGCGCCGGTTGGTTCGCCTGGTGAGTCACTGTCTGTTTCACTAGCAAAGTTTTCTAGCAAACGCAAAAAGTTTTCTGCTACAACTTCGCCATAGTTTGAAAAGTTTTTGCCAACTAGTTTTAGGCTAGTCTCTGTGTTTATTGTAGCATCAGCAATTGTAATTGGTGTTGCTTCTAAACTGGTATCTGTGTATGTAATACTATACGCCATTAAAATGCTCCTGCTCTGACTCTAACAGTGTAGATAACCTGTATCTGTCTGTTGGCCGATTTTTGTATTGGATGGAAAATAATATGAGTTAGCAATTTTCCTGTTGCTGTGTACAGTCCAAGTTCATCAAAGATATAATCACCTGTAAATCCTGTGTTTGTATCCAATGTATCCTGTCCTGTTGGTTCACCATATTTTAGTGTACAAGTCACAACCAAGTCACTAAACAAGTCACCTGATATGTGTGCTGTTTCCATGCTGTTGTCACTGTCACTGTCCACAGCTGGATCTTGTTCATCTACAATTTTTTCAAACGTTTTGTTGTGTAATGTACCGGTTGCACTGTTGGTATTAGGTGTTAGATAAGTGACATCACCGGATCCATCAACACTGGTACCACCATTTCCAAAATGCATTTTGTTTACAAAATCGTGGTTACCTGACGATTGTATATTTCCAAGCAATCTAACAATTGCTTCACTCATATTTTCATAATTGATAGCATTGTGTTGGTCCAACAGGACTTCGCCTGTGTCTGCGTCTTCAATCAGCACATGACCGTCAATGCTTATGTAAAGTTGTTCTTCTAACATAATTCTAACACCTATCTAAATTATATTTAGCCTCTAAAAGATCTCGCCTCTGCCACCGGCTCTAATTATTCTTGCTTCAAAGCTGGTTGCTGGAGCACTATTTGTAATGCTTACACCGTCGTCGTTGTACATTAGTATCAGTGCATCACCGTAACTGTGCAACTGTCTTGGAACAGGGACTCTAGCAACATAACTTGCATCAAACATCACTGTGCCGCTGCTGTGTGCTTGTGCTGTAGTACCATGCCAGCCACGTTCACATCCAATTAGATTGTTGTTTGCAATGGCATGATACTTGATCAATTCATTGCCTATCCATGCATAGCCCGGTTCTGCTGCACCTAGCTGACCTACGTTTTGTCCTGGATCGTAGAATCTGCCAATGTTGCTTACAGGAATCTCTTTTGCTTCACGTGTTACTGCATCGCTGGTAGTATCTTTGCTGCTGTTTTTAGCAACTGTACTAATTATGTTGCCAACATTGTCTTGGAAATAGATCCAGCTTCTACTGTTTGGTCCAACATTGTCGCCACTGGTATTGGTTTGTACACGCAGTTGCAGTCTTTCAACCACTTCTGCAAAGTATTGATTTCTACCATGCTGTTCAAATCTGTTTAGGAATGTTTGTGCATTGTAAACATAATCCAAATCATCGTCAGCGTCTGCGAAACTGGAACTCAATGTTACTGTGTGTGCACCGTCCAATTTCCAAATATTTGGCAAGTATGGTTCAATGGTTTTGTTTTTCTCATAGCGATGTTCACCACTTACTACACCACGGAATGTGTCACCGATAAAGTAAGGATATTCTGTAGGAGTTGCAAAGTATGCATATGTTCCATCCGGAAACTCTGGTGTTACACAGTATCTACCATTGTGTTCGTCCAGTGTACCATGTCCACTGGTGTATTCATAATCAGCTGTATAATCGCCGTTGTGATTGCCGCTTGGAGATCCTGCACCTGGTCGTGCACCAGACCGTAGTGTATAACTACTGGTCATTCTTGTAATTGCACCAGTACCGTCTGTGTTTGTGTATGCATGAGGTCCATAAATCGGATAACCATCTAATGCCCAGCCAATAATCGGACTGTGTTCATCTGCTGCACCTTCGACCTTGTATTCGTTTGGTAAATCATAATGATAATACACACCTGCTACTGGAGGTTCGTAATCTCCTATGCTGCACCAAACTGTACCATTGTTTGCATCCATAAAGTCTGCACGTAATCGTGCTTCGTTTCTGTAGTAACCGTTTGCAACTTCTTCTTTGTCTCTTGGAGACTTCAGTGTTACACCGTTTGTGAATACACCAATTGGTCCATATGCTCTACTGGTTTTGTTTGCTGCTGTGTTTTGCACAGGCTCTGCAGGTATTTTCCAATTGTAATGTGCAGCGTTTGCAGGAGTTTGATCTGTTGCTAGATCTTCTGCTTCTGGTGCAACCACATCACGTGGGCCGCCTGAGGCTGCACTTACGCCACTGGTCCTAATGTACACATAGTCTCTATCCCATGCAACACTGCTGACGTTACGCTTCACATCAATCAACTGTTCGTTGTGCGGTTCTGCTGTGTTAGAAGTAACAATCGCAGTGTTGTCTGTTTTCCATGTTGTAAACACAGGCTCTCTGCGTACCAAATATGTATCGCCATTGTCGTCTACGTATTCACGCTGTACATCTGCAAATGTCAACGGATGATTTACAACTGCAACATTGTTCTGATCGTTTTGATCACCAATGGTAATACCAGTTTCGCCTTGATTCTCTGTGAATGTGTTTGCTAGATATTGATTTTCTTTCAGTGTGATTTGTTGCTTGTAACTGTCAGTGATAACCAAACCTGTGCTGTCTGTGACAGTGTTTGCTTCAACAAATTTGCTTTTGCCATCAGCACTGTGATCTGTTTTTGCACTGTATGGCTTGTTTTGATCAATGTAGCTGTTCAGTGCTGCAAAACTGTCGTATGGAATACTACCATCAGTGGTAACTTCACGTTCAAGCTGTGGAACAATGTAACTGCTCTTCATCAACCAACTGTCGTTGTTGCTGTATTGAATTGCATTGTAAATTGCAGCAAACCAAATGCGGTTGTAGTCACTGTCTGTCAACAAGTCATTGTACAGTATATCCAACAGCTTATCAATTTCTACAATAGGATCTGCGTCAAATCCGCCATTGTCCCATGCACTGGTATCAAATCCATATCCACCACCAAAACTGTCCCAAATAAAGCTGTTGAATTTGATTGTGCCTTTTTCTTTGTACACCAAGTTCCAAACGTCATCCCCAGCGTCATACTGATACACACTGTCTCTGCGTATACCATCTGCATGCAGTACATTTTTAGCCAATACATATTCGCCGTCGTACTCGCCTACAAGCTGTGTGCTGGTTCTACTGGTAAGATCAGGAGAGATTCTATCAATTGTTCTGTTTGGATTGCGGAACTGATCATAATCTTTGCTCACATAATCTACCAACTGATACCAATCAGTGATTGTGTAATCTTTTGCATGCACAGTCACAGCTTTTTCCAATAGGTCCGCATAGTCGGGCTTTAGATCCAACAGCGGCGTATTGATCAGCATGTTGTTCAGTTTTACAAATACTTCTTTACGTGCATCCTGTTTGAATCCAAACCAGGTTCTGCTTGGACGAACACTTTCGCCAATTAGATCCAATGGGTGTAAATTGTAATCTGGTACACTTTTAGGTACATCCAGCTGAATTGTTTGTTCTACAGCATCTTCGTCTTTGACATTCCAAACTCTACGCCAAGTACTTCTACTGATCTGCGGATATACTCCTGTGTTTGCTGTCAAACATTGATAGTATGCTTTTTCTTCTTTTTCGCTGTCAATCACATAACAACGATTGCCCATTTTTCTACCGCCACTTCTGCTGCCAATGTAAAGGTTAGTTGGAGTATCTTTGGTTGGTGTAAAGATCATATGCAAATCATCAAAGTTATAAACGTTTTCTACGGCTGCTTGATAATCGGTTACTGTAACACTAACACCGTTGACAAAATATTCAAGTTCTGTGGTCAGAGGAGAAAAGCCTCTATACATACCTTCATATTCAGTTTGTATAGTTAGAGCTTGCAAATTGCTGCTATCGGTTTGATCGAAAATATAAGTTCTATCACGCTGGAATGTAAACACAGTGTGTGCTTCATCGTCTGTGCCATTGAAGAAGAAACCGTCTGTTGCACCTCTACCGTAGTTGTGATTGTCAGTGGTTTTTGCTGCCACTGTTACTTTGATAGGCGGATACAAACTGTCAGCATACACTACATCATCTTTGCTGTATGCTGTGGCAGCATCCCATTGATTCTTGAATGTGTGTTGCATTCTGTTTCTGTTTCTACCAGTGATGCTGTCTGTAAGTCTACGATGATAGTATTCAGGAATAGCACTTTTGTTTTCCACAATACCATGCCAATGGCTGTGCGTGTTGCCTTCTGTGCTTTTGATTTTGATCTGCAAGAACGTGTCTTTGTTTGCACTGTTTTCAACGTTGCTGGCAATGAAACTGTCCTTGCCTGTTGCTGCAATCCAATTGATGTTTTGTGCGGTAGGATCACTGATCAAATTTGTCAATTGTAGTACGCTGGTTCTTCTGTTCTGCACACTCGGAATAGTAACCTTGTTTTTTACCCAGAAGTAATAGAAAGTTTTTTCTGTGTTGGTAGCATTATCATACTCGTTGCTTTCAGTGTAATAGTAAACAGCTTCGCCGTTGACCATTTGATAGTATGCTTCACCGCTGGCAGCTTCTCCATCCAGTTCTGCTCCGCCAACAACCTGCTTGAACCATTGATCTGGTGTACTGCTGCTTTTTGTCCATTCGTAAATGTCAATGCTTGCACCTTCAAACAGTTCGCCCCAGTGTTTGGTTCTGTATTCAATTGTGCTTTGTTCATAGTCAATGTAAATTGCATTTGAAGTGTCCCACCATACTGTACCAATTTTATCACGTGCCCATGATTGTGCATCGTCAAGGCTGGCATTTAGATCTGAGCTGTTGGTATAGATAGCAGGATCGTTTACATCTTTGAAATCAATGTCAGCATCTGCCAAGCCAGGTATAATGCCTTTCATTGGATCATACACTTCTGCCGAAAGCAGTCTGCGTTCTCCGTTGTGTAGTATTGCACTGTTGATTGTGCTTTGGCTCACATGATAGTCGCTTTGTGTACGTTCAGTAGCCCAGTCGTCATTGGTGTCTTTGGCAAACACAGCAAATCCATCGTTCACTGAATCTACCCAAACCAAGTCGCCAACTTCGAAATTGTAGCCAGCATTGGCATATGCCAAATCACGCTGTGCAGTGGTTGAGAATCTCATAGGACGTATTACCAATACTTTAGTATAGTTGCCTTCAGTTTCAATATACTCATCGATAAAGAACGCATTTGGTTTTGTACTGTCCAGTTCTGTAATTTTGTGTACACCATCGATTCGTGGATAGCTGTTGCTGTTCAGCAGCATCACATAATCGCCTACTTGTAGGTTGTGTGCTTTGTTTGTTACGATTTCAGCATCGTTGCCAGTGCTGGTCAATGTTGCTCCACAAACACGTATTGCATACAGGTTGAGATCCATGACTTTGAGCACGTTCCAGCTGTTGAAACGACCTTGTATCTGTGTACCAATTGTGCTGTAAGGCAATGCATTGTCGTCTGCAACCCAAATGTACTCCAACAACGGTTCGTTGATTTCTTGCCATTCATTTTCATCAAACGTGTTACTGATGACACCAGTTGCAGCACTTCTAGTAACACCCAATGTGTTTGTTGCAATACCCAATGTGTTTGCTGCTGGTGTATTGTTCAATATTGCAGTGCTGTTGGTGCTGCTGATTACAATTCTATTGTTGATAACTGTGGCTGTAATACCTGTAATATCAGCGTCATTGATAGCTTCTGCAACCAAAATCACATCCAAACTTGCTGTGCTGCTCACTGTGGTAGCAACACCATTGATTGTACCTGTGACAAATTCATTGCCCAAGTCACTTACTGCTGTTCCGCTCAGTGTCATGTTTGGATCATTTACTGTGGCTGTTTTTGTGAGTCTAACTCTGTTGCTGTTCAGTGCTGCAACAATAGGCAGTGCAGCCAGTTCCAATGTGTTGTTGATTTGATTTACAATTTCTGTGTTTGTCAACTGTGCAGCATTGTTGGTGTTGATCACTTCGCTACCAGTTGTAGTACCAGCTGTTAGTCCTACAATGCTGTTGGCAGTGCCAGCACCAATTACCAAATCTTTGTCACTGGCAGTTCTTCCGCTGCGTGTGATGACCAACTGATCAGAAACGTTGCTTGCTGCAATATTAGCAATACTTGCATCATTGATTGCTTGTACAACTGCATCAACATCATATGCTGTTGCACCGTCAAAGTTTACAGTGGTTCCTTGAATTATCAATGTTCTATCTGTTGCATCATCAGGAATAGTAAAGTTAGCAATAGTACCGTTGACGCTGAAGTTAGGATAGGTTGTGGTTGTTACAGTTTTTGCAAATGTAACTGTTACATTGTCCACAATCAATGTGTCGCCACCATTGACCACAGGATTCTCAATGCTGTTGATCACAATAGGATCATAACTGGTACTGGTTACAGTGTTGGTTAGATTCACTGTAACACCATCAATAACCAATGTACCACCGCTGGCAACAATTGGACTGGTTACTGTACCGTGCCAAACAATAGGTTCACGTGTGGTTTCAAAGCCAGTGCTGTTCACTGCACACTGCCATACACGATCTGCATATCTAACACGTTCGTCACGTTTGTAACTGATGTCTTTTCTCCACAGTTCAATCTGTGCATATTCTTTGCTGCTATCATAGATGCTTGCAATGTCTGCAACATTCAACAGTCTAATGTCAGTTTCAGTCATCAATGGATAACCTGCAACTTTTAGCCAATCTTCAAATTCATCAAATGTGCTGTCTGTTTGATTGTAATAGTTGCTGCCCAATGTGAATACATTTTTGCTGCTCAACGGTGTGACTAGACGCTTGTCTCTTACATTGTAAAGTATGGTATCGTCGACACTTTGATCAACTCTACCGTCTTCTGTAAAACCAATGCCCTGCGGATTCACCACTGCTTGATCGCTGTCAAATTCAAACTCAATATAGCTGATACTGTCGCTTGCAAAGTCGCTGCTCTTTACCAGCCATTCTTCGTTGATTTCAAAACTGTCTGTGCTGTGATTTACCAGTTTGTCGTTTCTTGCCAAGCTGGTTAGATTTTCTTTTGTACCTTTGGTAGGCAATGCAGTCTTGTAATGATCAAATGCATTGTCATCACTGATAGGCATGTGTTCTGCCCATTCTGGTTTGTTGTAGCCAATGTTAGTAAGTGCAGTTTTTCTCTTTTCGTTGTTCAGCATGTTGCTGTCAATTGAGAATGTGTCACGTTCAACTTCAGCAACACTGGTTTCAAAGTTTGTTGTAAGCCCTGTGTCGTTTACTAGATAGCCTTTTGTACTTGGACGACCTGTCCAGTAACTGGTTTTGCGGCCTTCTAGTTTGTACTTTTTGTTTTTCAATCCAAGATCTGTGCTGTATACAATATCACCAAATGCTGTGTGATTGTTCAATACCAACAGGTGTTCGTATTCTACAAAGTTTAGATTTACTCTTACAATGTTTTCGCTGTCCACAGTTCTTATCACAGTGTTGTTGCTGTGTCTGTCAACTTTTACTTCGGTGATGCCAATTGCTCTGCTTAGACTGTCTTCGGCAGTGTCATTTACCAGCACGTCATGATAATTTGTTGCACGAATGTTGTCTAAGAAATAATGATCTTGATTTTCAACTTGCAATTCTTTAGCAGTGGCAAACACTCGATCATCACCTACTTTTGCCAGTGCTGCCCAATCCAATAGATTTGTAACTTCGTCACTGTGATCCCAAGTTACAAAACGTTTTTGTTCCAAATATGCAAGATATCCAGCAAAGAAGTTGCTGAGTTCTTGCAGGTTGCTGAACACTGTTCCGTATTGCAAAGTGGTTGCTTTTGTGTCGTATTCTGTGTAATAAGTGATTTCACGTGTGCCACTGAGTTTCTTTCTGCTTGCACTGCTTTGTGCTGGTGTTACATACGCAAACTCTTTTGGATCATGCACAAATCCGTCTGCTTTCCAACCAGCACTGGTTCGTGTAACTCGTACACTGCTGAAATTGAAACTGTCAGTGTTGTGACTTTTGTGCAGCATTACCTGCAGATCGTTGTCGCTGATAGTGTACGGTTTGCTTGTGCTACTACCTGGTAGTCTAATTTTGATTAGATTTTTGTCAGTGTAGCCTTCTACGTTGATTGCAGGCTGTACACTCATCAACTGATTCAAGTTGTGATTGTTTTTGCTTTGTTGACTGTTGTTGTTGCTGTACCAAACAATTGCATCGCAACCACTGGTTCTGAATTTCAAATCTTCTTGTATGTCCAATTCAATCTTTGCACCGCTGCCGTTACCGCCTGGATCGTCAAATTCAACAACAGGTGTTTTTACAAAACCGTAGCCGCCTTTTGTTACACTTGCACCTTTTATTTTGCCATCCATGATACGCAGTGCAATTTCTGCATGTTTGCCATCGCCTTGAATAATTGCAGTGGTGTTGCTGTCGTAGTTTTTGCCTTCGCTGATTACTCTAACTTCAACAATAGTACCACGTGGAATAGGAGATCCGTACACAGGATCCTGTATACTGCTATGACGTCTTGTCTTTTTGTTTACAAGAGTTTTGATATTTCTCACATCAGTTACATTGATACTGCTTGGATCTACATACATGCTCCATGTGTGCTGTGCATCTGTTCTCAACAGTGTTTCCAGCAATACAAATGGATATGCACTGGTCTTTTCCAGTTGTTGTTCTTGGCTGCTGTAGCCGTCACCAAACACAAATGCATTGGTTGTACTGCCTGTGCCTACACTCCATGCTGTTTCAATATCTGTTTGTACACCGCTGCTGTCGATCAATGCACCAAGGTCTTGATCAGGGCGGTGCGCAATGTTTACAATATCTGCATTGTCTGGATTGCTGACCAATCCGCTGGTAAGTGCTGCCAACAGTGCAGTTCGTTTGGTTGCATCTGTCCAACTGTACTTTTCATCCCACCAACTTGGTTTTTCTACATAGCCTAGCATTTCCCAAGGTGTTGTCAATGGCGTAGCTGTACCAGTGTAGTATTCAATTACCTTGTCTTCAGTACCAGGTAATTTTTCACCACGCACTGTGATGTGATTGTAGTTTTTTGTAGCGTCTGAATTTTTGAACGACGGTTGTGATCTACCTGTGCTGCTGATCCAGTAGTCAAAACTCTTTTTGTAGTTTGCAACCCATTTGCTGCGTTTGGTTTTCCATTCCAACTGAATGTCATGATAGGTAGGAATCAGTGTTTGAATGTTGGTATGATAATCATCATAATGATTAGTTTCAACACTTTGCCATACACGTGTTTCTAATTCAAATAGAATAGCACGTTCAATATCGTAGTTTTCTAATTCTGGATGACAGGTGTTTGTGCTTGTTCCAACAGTGTGTTGTGCACCATCGTGTCCGTAAAGTGTGGTTCCGCTTACATATGGACGCTGAGGTTTTGCCAAGTGCAATTTTACACTGCTAGGAGGAACAAAACTAGGCTGATCCCAATAGTAATAATCCACAATCAATTCTGCAACACCGGTACCTGGATCAATGCTGGTTAGATCGCTGGTTAGGCTGATAAGATTTGTATCCACTGTGTAGTGCAGATCTTTGGTCAGCAAACGTGTTTCGTATTTGCTAACACCACTTACATACTGTTTTAGATACACGTATGCATGATCATGCAAACCTGTAAATGAATTTGAACTTATGTTATAATCCAATGCAAATTCTAAATTACTAATACCATTGTCGATTTGTTCTTGGGTGATTGTAAATGTTTTGGTTTTGGCATTTTGCCACAGTAGCATTCCACTGGTTGAATATCTAAACTTGTTGTCTTTGCCAATATTCATTTGACGCAGTGTTTCGTTGAACAACTCTCTTGTGGTTGTATAATCTTTTTCGCCGTTCACTTGACGAGCTTTGTTTACCAGTCTAGCTTTGAAACGATCGTATTCGTTCATCAAACTGCGAACTGCACGTATCACATTGTTGCTGTCGTCTGTGATATACGGAGCAACACTGCGGCTGTTTCTATGATAGAATACTGTACCGCCATAGTGATGATCTTTACTGCTGATATAGTAGTCGTTCAACCCAATCTGTGTTTCATAGAAATGCGGCAGTGTTTGAATTTTGTTTGTAAAGTGTGCCAGTAGATTGCTGTAGGTGTGATCTTCAATTTCTTTGTTGAATGGGTTGTTGGCAAATGCAGGACTTACCACATAGTTTCCTCTGTAGTTGTCTGTGTTTGGAATATAACGCACTTCGACATTGTCGCCGACCTTTACACCTCTCACCAACAGCTCGTCAGCAAACAATTCATAATCGTCTGTGATGTTGTCATTGTGATACACAATAAAGTTGTAGCTTGCTGGCAAGTTGTTGGCACTGTCTCTCATGTCTACAATTCTAACACGACCTTGAATGCTGCTGTCGCTGGCACTGGTGTACAAGAACACTGGATCATAGTTGCTGCTGTCTGCATCAATTTCCACACTGAGTGTGTCGCCATTGTCTGTTACTGTAACACCTGGTGCGGCAGTGCTGGCATCAATCTCTTTGACAAATTGCAAATCGGGTGTTATACTGTCTACACGGAAAGTTGCTGTTGTGCCTGCATATAGGTAAATGTCTGGATTCTGACTTGGCAACTTCTTGAGCAATTTGTTGTTGCTCCACACTTGGTTATAAACAGTGAAACGGTCATTTGTCATAAACATGTGGAAGAACTGGCCGTGCTGTGCAATTTGATTACGACCAATGTTTTCAAATGTATAGGTTTTGCCACTGGTTACAGTTGCAAAGTCACTGACATAGTTTGTTTTGTCTATATCTGAAATCTCTTGCCAGCCTGTGCTGAACACACAACTGTTGTCGGTGCGTGTAGTGCTGGTTTTGAACTTGAGTTCACCTTTGATTTGTTTTGGACTTGAACTCAAATCGTAGCTGTACACAGCATAGGTAATTGGCGATGTAAACATTGCTTCGCTGGCACCAATGCCGCTTTTGTATTTCACACGGATACCAATTTCTTGATCTATAGTTGCACCTGTGTTGGTTAGATATTCAAATATACTGTTACCGTTGAAATCTGTGCTGTCATAGCTGCTCAATGCTACACTGTCTTCGTCGTATAAATCAAAAAGTGGTGCTTGTCCTCTGTATGTTTTCTGCGGAGGTAAATTCCACTTGTCATCATGCCAAACCAATTCAGCTGCTTGATAGTCCACAGGATATCTTGGACCAAACTTGATGTGTACTTTATCGTTTGTTTGTGGATCTAGTATTTCGTTTAGTGTAATGCTGCCTGCTTCTACTCCACCTACACGATACACACGGTTATTGCTGCTGCCGCCGACTCCAAGGAAAAATACTACATCTCCATCTTGCAATGTTACATCGTAGATTCTTTTCCAATTTTTTGTGTCTGGTGTAGCTGTATCAAAGTCATATGGTTTTCTATTTGTGCTGTTGGTTACTGCTTCAAAATAATAAAAGCCTGTGCCAATGGCCAGCTTTACTCTGTCGCCTGCATTGTATTCTGTGCTGCTGCTCCACAGTGCAACATTCTGTAACCAACTGTAAGTGGTTTCGCCTACAATGTCTGCACTTGTAACTGTGTCAAACATAAAGTCTACATAGTATTGATGTAGAGGGAACTTCTGTGTGTTGTCAGGTTCAATGCCATGATCATACAGCACTAGATCTTTTTCAAATTCAATGATAGGACGCTTTGCACGTAGCTCTGGAGTAATATAATCAGTTACATCCAAATCCAGTATTGTACAAACACTGGTGATTGCACTTTCATGATACCATTGATTCACACGACTGTATGCATTGTGATCTTTTGCTCCACGTTCCATAACCACATATTCAGGTTTTAGGTTTGTTGCTCTACTGGTATCCCAAGGATGCGAATCCCAAGGTTCGCTGTCCCAAGGAACTGGAATAAATGGTGTATACACAACCTGTCTGCTGAGCACACGCTTTCCAAAACTGTCTACCAACTTGGTAAAGTAAATGTTTTTTCCAACACCGTCGACAATATAAGTGCTATCCAAATAGTCCGTGTTGGACAAGTTGTGATATTCGACAGCAATAGTAGCACCATTGGCAGGTGCAGTGGTAAACGTAATAGTTTCTGCGCCAGTGTCTATGGTATAACCAGTGGCTGCTTGAACAGTGCCGTCAATTTTTACAACAGTGATTGCACCTGTTCCGTCTGTGCTGAACACTGTTTCTGTGCCATCGCCTGTGTGAATATCCACACTCAGTGGAACAAATCTAATTCTAAATCCATTCAGTAGATCAATTGTGCCTAGATCAGTTGTGACAATTTTATGTCTTGCTAGTCCAATGATATCATCCGGATCAAATGCTGCATTTGGTTTGATATTGATTGTAGGCAAATCATATGCATGCCAATAATAGTTTTTGTAATTTGCAAATTTGTCGTTATCAATTGGTGGCGAATATGTGTATGTTTCTTTGTAGCTGAGATTGTTGTTGCCAATACCTCTGCTGGCATCGCCTATGTTTTGAAGATTTTTCTTGAAATCATAAAAAGTATAAGCACGTTCTGCTGTGCCGTCACCGCGATTTTTTACAAATGCAGGTGCACCATTGTAGTGCAGTTTTTCTGCATTGTCAGTTGGCAAAAACTTGTCAACTGCACTGTTGTAGTTGTCTCCAGTTTTTTGTCCAACATAGTGATCCAATGTTACCAAACTGCTGCTGCTCAGCATTAGATCCAGTGTGCTGTCCAAAAAACGTTTGGCAATGTCAGTTTGTAGATACTGAGGTAGATAGTCGCTGGCACTCAGCGAATCCGGTCTTTTTTGACTGCCAGGTTGATTACCTTCTAGTACTGCAAATGGTTTTGCACTATATTCAGACATTAGCTACCTCCAACTAAACCAGTACCGCCTGTACTAGATGTATATATTCCTGTCTCAGCACGTCTACTTGTTTCTCCAATTAGCTGTCCTGAATCAGTTGCCTTCAAATTTGTTCTTGTTAGATTGTCCACAATATCAATGTGTCCTACATTGGCGCCATTGATAAAGATTTCATCGCTGCTTGATTTGATTTGGAACAAGCTGCCAAATACACTTTCGCTATCCTGTGGCACAATAACAAAACTTGCCACAACACCAACCAACTGTTGGTGAATATAAGCACTCAACTCTGTAAAGTAGAATGTTTCTCCAAAGTCCCAGTTGTTTGGATCAAAGTAATCATTGATAGCATTTATAACACGACTTTTGATTTCTGTTTCTGTCAATCCGTTGCCGGGTACTTGTACAATGCGGAATGTTGCACGTAGGCTACTGTCCGCTGTGTCGCCAAACAGTATGCGATATTTCACTGGACGATACACTATTGTATCACTTGCACTTTTCTTGCTGTCCAGTGTACTAAACTGTCTACGTAGATCGTCTGTGCTTGGTGTCAATGGTTTGGTAACACTGCGTCCATCACTTACCAACCAAGTGTTGAATTCATTGTGATAAGTTTGTGTCAATACAAAAATATCAATGATATTGCTGCTGCTTGGATCAAGACGTTTGTTGATTGTTGCAACATGATCGTATTTGAAATTTAACTTGGTGCGGCCAGTGACTGTTCTGCTGCCTGTGGTGCTGTATCTTTCATATGTGTAGCCATTTTCTACTACATCACCAATGGTGATTGTCTCTGTGCCTGTGATGTTTGTGTATGCACTGGGATTGTCTGGTAGGTTGTTGTTGTCTGGGTTGCCCAAGCTCAACAATACTTTTCTACCATCTGCATGCCCGTCACTTTCAAACACATTTGCATATGTATTGAACTTGTACCATTTTTTCAATTTGGCATAGCTGTTGTTTGGACGATTGTTGTTGGCCAATATTGTGATGCTGTCTCGCTTTGGTTTACCAGTAACTGGATCCAATCTAGCATCGTCGTTTGCAATGTAAAATTGTGTACTGCCTGCGCTTTCAAAAACAAATCTAACTATACGACTGATGATTGTGCGTCTACCTTTGTTGTAGTTTACACGAATAATCCAACTCTGATCGTTGTTTAGGTTGTTGCTGGCACCAGCATTTGCCAAACTAAAGTTGTCTGTGCTGTTGTTTGCTTTGCTGTTTACTGGAATGTTGTTGCTGTCAATTACGTGCCATGTGCTGTTTAGTACATCGTAACGCAATCCAAATCCTTGATTCAATGCAAGTGCATCAGCAATCTTGTTTTTTTCTGATTCAGTGAATACTGTATTCCATGCACCGTGTACACTTGCTAATCTTGCTGCACTGGGCACTTCTTTGTTCAATCCAATTGCACCCAATCCAATGTCTGTAACACCTGTGCTGTTACCGTTTGGATCATCTACACCCAATCCATCGTCACTAACACTGACAACTCTTGCCCAAATTGTTTCAAGTTCGTTTGTGATTGTACGTGCACTTGCACCTGCACCAGCACTGTCGGTAATTTGTACAAATGTGTGTTCGTCATAGCCTGATCCAGCTGCGGTAACATTGAAGCCTACAATTTTACCACTGACAACTGTTGCTGTTGCTGTGGCACCAGTGCCTGCTCCGATAATTGTAACTGTTGGTGATGTATATCCACTGCCTTGATTTACCACTGTGATACTGGTAATAGATCCTACAACAAAAGTTTTATCAGTGGTTGTGTCTACTACAAATTTGCAAAGACTGCCTGGTTTGATATAGCGTTTGTCTCCGCTGGCTGCTTTGCCCACACGCTGAACATCGTTTGCAATACCACTGGTAAAGTATCCTGTGTTGTTGCTCTGTTTCTGCCATTTGTATGCAGTTTGTCCATTTGAAGTGTCTGCACTGGTGTACAAGAAATCTTCAGCAGCAAATTTGCTGTAGTAAAGATTTATCATTTCACCGTCGGCTAACATTGGTTCAATGTGCTTTTCAATGAATGCATTGTTGCTTACACCGCTTGGTACATCCAAACTGGTTGTTTTTACATCACCATAGTTGTAGATTATACCATCGTCGCCAAAATGTCTAACGTCTTGATAGTTGCCTGTTGGGTCATAGCTTTCTACAAATCTGCTGTGGCCGCTGTGTGTTCTGTTTACTGCTTTGATCTTTTTGATATTGTTGCTAACACTGAAAGGATACACAGTGTAATCTTCTGCGTTTACCATACGATCCTGTGAACCATATGTCAACGGTGCATTTATGCGAATTTCTTCTGTGCTTTCGTTGCTGCTGGCAGTGCTGATTGTGTCACGCAATTCAACTGTGAGCTGTGCAGTGTGTGTATTACCATCTTTGCCAGTGTACTTGAAACTGACAACCTGACGTGTAACATCGTTTGGACGCAGAATATAGCTTTCGTTTTTGCTGACTCTGTACCAAACACGAATTATACCACTTGGAATATTTGCAAACAAGCCATCACCAAATTTCACGCTCACACGATTTTCTGCACGTGTTTCTACACTGAATAGATTTCTGTCTGTGCTGGTCAAACTATTGTACACAACATTGCTGCCAGTCAGTGTGTTCACATATGTCCAGTTGTCGATAATGGTGCCTGTGCTGTCCACTGTCTGTACAAACACATCAGTGTCGTTGATGTTTGCTTCTGCAATGTCCAAAATTTGGTTGCTGGTCGGTGTTTCCAATGAATAATCAACATGGCTCAATGTGCCCTGTTTGATACCCATAAAGAATCCAGTGTCGTCGCCTGCAATACCAGTTCTGCTGTCCTTGTACATGATGTCAAAACCAGCTGCTGGATTTGGATGACTCTCTACAATTGTGTCATTGGTTTCGTTGTAGCCAATGCTGACCAATTCAAACTTGCTGTTGACGCCGTTTGCCTTGCCTTCTGCACCAATGGTTACAATACCAGGTCTTGAATTCATTCTGTAAAAGTCTACAGTTTCATTGTCCATTTCGGCACGGCTTGTGGGTGTGCCAAACGGATTGCTGCTTTGAAAGATAGTGTTCATCACTGTGATGAAGTTTTCATAATCATCTGTGCTTTCAAAGTTTGTGTTTTTGTTTTGTAGAATAATACCGCTGCTGTCGTAAATTTCTTCGCTGGTTCTTGCATTTACAATTTTCACATAACCATATGCTGGTATGTTTCTTTTTGCACGATAGTTTACAAGGTTAGCTTGACGGATAAGACTTTCTCTACGCTGTGCTGTGCTGAAGTAATTTTCACGTGTAGCAAAGTCCAGTCTAAATGCAAGGTTGTGGCCAAACCATGCAACAAGGTCAAGATTGGCAACAAATTCACTGCTTTGAATCCAATCGTTGTACTCTTCTGGATATGTCTTTTGAACATAGTTTATCATTGCAGCACGAATAGTGTCAAAGTCATATGCTTTGAAATTGCTGTTAGCAAAACTATCGTACAGCACTGTGAAGTCTTCAGCTGCAAACAAGTTGCTCTGTCTGTTACCCTGTGCCATTAGCGTGTATACCTTTCATAAGATAGCAATAGTTCAGTATCTTGTATTTCCATGTATTTCAATCTCAGCACAATTGTAATACTATGATCGTCTTCTATTAGCTGTCTTTCTAATACTTTCCATCTGGGATCGAGGTTTACAATTTTATCAATGTCTCTGTTTATGCTGTTGCGAGTCTGCTCGTCCAACGGTTCAAACACTAGGAAAGGAATTATGCTCCCATATTCAGGATCCATAACACGCTCGCCACGTCTAGTATAAAAATTGTTCAGAAGGTCTTGTTTGGCAACTTCAGCATCCTGAAGTCGTTTTGGAACCACTGTTTGACCCACTGTTGTATAACCTACGAATTCTACCATACATTTATTTATCTGGCAAAATTACGGGGTTTTTACAGTGAGATATTCTTCGGGCCACAATAAAAAATCCTGCCAAGCAGGATCAGGAATAGTGATATGTCGTTGTTTAGAATAGGGTTGAAGTTGCCAGGGCGTGGGTGCAATAGGCTTGCGCCGGGGCCGCCAACCTGTTTGATCACCTTTGCCGTAGTTGCATTTAGTACAACTGCACACTAGATTTTCCCAATTACTGCTGCCGCCTTTGCTGCGTGGGTGCACATGATCCAAACTCATGTGTGCATACTGCAATTGAATACCACAGTATTGACATTCACCTTGATCACGCAACCAAATGTTGCGCCTTGTAAGATGCACACGTTCAGGACGTTTTACATACTGTGTTAGTTGTACAATACTGGGAACTTTTAGACTGATACTGGGACTGTTCACACGCCAGTTGTCATGTTCTTTTACAATAGCAATTCTTTCGTTGAAATAATACTTGATGCTGTCTTGCCAGTTCAGCGTACTAAGCGGCATTAGACTTACTGGTTGTGCATCGGCATTCAATAGTAGTGTGTGCATACTGTTACTTATCTAGTAAGATCTGTAGTAGGCTACCACTTCACGTTGTCTTGCTTCGCTCATACCTGGTAAGAATCGCTGTGTTTCTTGATAATAGGCAAATTCCATTTGTGTGCGACGATAGCTGTCAGCTGTGGTGTGATAGTATCTTCTCAGTCGCTGCAATCCTTGATTGCGCAACCATGCTCTGGTCTTTGGATATCCATTATCATACAGCATTATCGTCTTGCTGTCAATCATTGTTTGGTTGGGATTTGAAATATCAAATGCTATTAGGTTGGCAACTTCTGCCCAGTTTTCATTCAGTATGTGCGTCTTTAGATCAAAGGTGCCGTATATGGTTTCCACTGTGTTGATGCTTCTTGTGGTTGTATAAAATGCTACCAATCCATCGTATTGACTTTGTGTTAGCAAAAAGCCTGCGGGCAGTTTGGTTTTGAAGTTTTTCTCTGCTTGTTTCAGCCACACTAGATAATCTGCATATGCCTGTTCTTCTGTCATCCCATAGCGATACAGGTGCTGTGTATCATTGGTAACATATCCAATCAATTGATCCGTGGTATTGGTATACATGTTCATTGAAGTTTTGCCCAACACACGTTTCAGTGTGCTGTCACCAATCTCAAGATCTTTGATATTTTTTTGCACTGTGGTTTTGTCTTCATCCAACACAGTGAATTCGTTCCAATTGATCTGTGCACTATTAGGTAATTGACTCATCCTCTGAACTCCCAATGCCATGGCTCTCTAGGAATAGTGTAGAATCCAAAACGCTGTGCATTTTGTCTCAACCAGTTGTTCTGCGGTGTACCGTTGTTGTTAGCGCCGCCGCCCAAGTCCACTGCTAGTCCCCAACCGTGTTTACTTGTGCCAGGTGTTGCAGCAAGTCCGCCTTGACTGTACAATCCTTTTTCTTGTGCAAGTCTTACCTGCACTTCGTAGGTTCTATAACTGTCAGTTATGGTCCAACTGACACCATCGTTTGCTGCGGCTGATGCCATGGCAAGATATGCTGTTGCTGCATCGCTGCGCAGTTTGTGTCCACGACCAATGCTGGTAAGGTTGCTTTCATCCAGTCTACCGTTTTCGCCAGTGTATCCGTCAAACTGTTCAAAGTTGCTGCCTGAACTGCCTGGATCATCTGCACCTTGGTCTCGTTCACCGCCGCCGCCTACTCTAGGTGTAAGCGGATCTAAGAATTCTGGTATATTTGAATTGCTGGTTGAACCACCACCTTCAAACGGTTCAGTAACACGCTGTGCTCTGCTGACATTTCTGTTTGCACCTTGTGCATCGTCGCCTCCGTTGTGCGGTGCGCCAAATGTATCTCTGCTCATCCAAGGTTCATGTTCTGGTACACGATCAGTGATACTGGTTGTAACACTACTGTTTTTAGGATGATTTATCAGTGCAGCCTTTTGTGCTACGGCAGCAGGTGGTCCATTTAGATCCAAACGTTTTGCTGTTACTTTGAGATTGCCGTTGGCAACTCTAATATCTCCATTACCATCGCTGGTCAATCTTAGATCCTGTGCAGCATGCAAATCAATTGCGCTGCCTGCGGCTTCCATTTTTATACCACCACTACGACTTTTTATGTTGACATCTTCTGCTTCAACATTGAAACTGGTTCCTGCATGCATGTTGATGCTGTCCTCTGCATGCATGCTGATTTGACTTTGACTGTACACATCAATGTGTCCTGCTGCATCAATTTCAATCCATGCACTACCGTTTGCATTGTTGATGTAAATGGTGTTTGCTTCATCGCTCATCAAAATTTGATGGCCTGCTGCGGTTCTTATGCGTATTGCGTTGTCTGTTTCATTGTTGGTGCCAACTGCACCGTCGTCCATAACAAGAGTGTGTCCTCTTTTTGACATCAATCCAGCCATGTTTACTTCTTGGTCTCTGCGCATACCATGTGTGGTAAGTCCACGCAAAAAGTCAAAGTCCAATCCTGCTTCAATCAAGTTTGCCAACAGCGGGTGCGGTGCACGTAGTCCACGCTGTCTATCTCTGCTGTTTGGATTCAATTCACTGCTGGGTCCAACTGTACCATCTTCATTTACTTGTGCAGATGGAAGACCAGGTATAGCAAAGTTTCTATCTTGATCCAACAGTGAACCCAAATAAAATCCTTCACGCTGATTGGGAATAAATCCTACCAGCACCTTTGTGCCCATAGGTGGTGCTTGCGGCAGCATACCGCTGCTGGTTTGACTGGTGCTGAACTGTTGGTTACTGGTTGCACGTTCAACGTCTGTAGTACCACCACCTTGTACCACCATCAGCACTGTGTAAACTGTTGAAACTCTTTCAATGTTTTCCTGTGGCATCACACTTGGTGACAAACTGTCCAATATTTCCACACTGAGTCTGCCCATGCG